CATAGGCGTTCTGGGCGCCGGCATAAGCCTGTTGCTGGGCCGCTGTCGGCTGCGCCTGGACGAGCGCGGGCTTGCCCATCTTCGAGGTCATGCCCTCGGGATGGTACTGGTTGATGTGCTGGATCAGTTCGACGCCGTATATCTTGTTTTTGCTGAGATAGGTCTCGCCGATCGCTTCGTTGATATACTTGATCTTCTCCGCCTTCGTCTTGAACGGGCTCTTGGCGATGTCCTTCATCTTCATCTGGATATTCGATGACGGAGCGCCCTGCGGCAGCGGCGGGATGGCCATCGCCGGGGCAGGCGCGGCCACGGGCGGTGCCACGGGCGGAGGCGGCGGAGGGGCCGCTACCGGAGGCGGCGGAGGCGTGGGTGCCGCGACAGGCGGCGCGGCCGCAGCGGCCTTGGCCCCCGGCGCCTTGGGGACCGCTTTGCCCAACGCTCCGGGCGCCATCCCGTGATGCTCGGCGAGATGCCCCAGCAGCTTGTTCGCATAGGCGGCATAGTCCTTATCCGCATACCCCGCCGCGATGCCCTTGAGCACGCCGGCCACGGCATGGGGATCGTGCGCCTCGCCGATGGCCTTCTCGTATTCCGCCTTGATCTTGAGGCCGACTTTCTCGGCGTATTTGGGCGGCAGCGGGACCGCCTTGTGCGCCTTGGGTGGCTCGGCCTTTGCCTCCTCGGGCTCGGGTTCCTCGGCCTCGCCGCCGCCTCCACCTCCGCCCTCGCCGCCCGACGTGAACTGCCCGCTATCGTTGCGCGGATGCTTGTGCTCCTCCCATGCCTCGCCGATCATCGCGTCGAGGGCGATCGACGCGAACGCCCGTTCGATCGCGGCCGCATCCGGGTCCTCGTCGGCCCCCACGAGCACCGGCGCCGCGTCCTTGCCCGACGCCAGCCCGGCACGCTGCGCGATGTCGTCACGCCGGTTGATCAGCCGCTGCGCCAGCGCCTTGCGCATCGACGTGTTGCCCGGCCCGTGGCGCTGCGCGAGGCCGTGGATGACGTGATCGGGGATGCGGGTGACTTTATGCGCGCTGCTCTGTAGCTGCGCGGGCGTCATCTCGCCGAACAGTTCGTGCGCCTGCTTGTTCGACGACACGCCGGGGACGGGATGCCGCATGGTCTCCCATTCGTGCGCCTGATCGCCGAACAGGTTGCCCTTGGGGTCGCCCTGCGCGCGGTAGAGCATCGAGCCGCCCGTATCGAGCGTGTGCATCTTGCCGTCGATCCGCGCCTGATTGTCGTGCGTCAGGCCGGGCGCGTCCCAGTTGGCCAGCCACGCATGGGTGGCGAAATTCTCCTGCGCCGCGCGCCGGTCGTGCACGTTGCCCACGTCGATGGGGGTCTTGCCCTGCCATTCGGAGGCGGTGCCCAGGCTGCCGTCGGGCATCCGGGCCGTCATGTTGTGCAGCACGGGGGACTGCGCGGCCTCGTAGAGTTTCGAGGCCAGGATTTCGTTGCGTGCGTGCTCCTTGCTCTTGCTCTGTTTGACGTAATAATCCTTGCCCGTGCCAGCGTCGTGATAGGTGCCGCCGGGATTGCTGCCCTGAGCGCCGCCGGTCTTCTTCATGTTGTCGACGTCGAGCGGCGCCTCGTTATTGGCGTCGGGGATGACGTGCCGCGCAAGCTGGCGGTCGATCGGCAGATTGAGATGCTGATGCAGATGCTCGGCCGGGGACAGCATGACGCCCTCGGATTCCCAGCCGTGATCGGAGGGCGTGCCGCCGATCCGCTTGGCATAGTACATCCGCGCCTGAGACGTGCCCCGCGCCACGTCGCCCGCGTAGCCGGTCAGTTGCACATGCAGGCCGCTCTCCTCGTATGCCTCCTTGATCGCGGTGCTGCGCGGCGTGTCGCCCTTGTCCACCCCGCCCTTGGGGAACGTGGCCTTGGCCCCGCCAAAGCTGTTCGTCGGCCGGACGATCCATGTACGGCCGTCCGGCTCTTGGACGATGACGCCGGCCGCCTGCTTTTTGCCGCCCTTGAGCGGCGGCAGCGGCGGCTCGTCGAAATGCGGGCCGGCATCCGCCTCGGCCTTCCAGCCGGCGCTGTCGGCGGGCGGGGTCCACGACTGATACGGCGCCCCCGCCGGCTGATGTTTGGGCGGGCTGCTCTTGCTGTAGGTGCGCGAGAATTTCCCGCCCTTGCCGCGAACATGCTGGGTCTCGACCCACTCGGCATCGGCCGCGATCCACATCGCCGCGTCGCGCGCGCCGGCCGAGGGGAACGGGATGATCTCGCCGTAGCCGCTCTCGTCGCTGTCGCCGCCGATCGCCTTGCCCAGGACGCCCCTGACCGGCTTGGCCCCGGTTGCCGGGGCAGCGGTGCCCACCGGGCCGCCCGCGCCGCCTGGGGAAGGCGCCCCGCCCGGTGGCGGGCCGCCTTGCGGCTCCTCCCCGCCCTCGGCCCCTGGATCGCCCTCGGCCTCTGGGGGCGTCGGCGCCGGCTCGTCGAGGTCCAGGCCCTGATACGGGCTGTCGGCCTCGCCGGACAGTTTCTGCCTGATCTCGTCGGGGGACAGCACGCCCGCGTTGATATAGACGGCATCGGTGTCGGCCTTGGACTTGGCGGCCTCGGCGAGTTCTTTCTCGTCAAGCTGCTTGAGCGGCTCCCAGCTATGGCTGATGGCCGGATCGATCTCGCCGAACAGGTCCAGTTGCAGGATGTTGAGGCAGATCGTCAGGTTGACGTCGAAGAAGTTGGTCTGCGCCGAATGGATGAACTGCGCCCAGGCCTGTAGCTCGCCCTCGCTCGTGCTGTTCAGGCCCGTCGGCGTGATGCCCAGCAAGATGACCAGCGGCATGCCGACGACGGCCGCCTGCTGCTCCTGCGCCTGCGCCTGCAGCGCATCGATCGTGCCCAGCGGAACACTGACGTTCTTGAAATCCTCGGTGGTCTTGTCGACCACCATCAGGTTGGCGTTGTCGCGCATGAAGTTGAACAGCGTCGCGCGGAGCCGCATCTGCTCGCTGCTGCCCGCGTTGAGCGTCGCGCCCAGATTGGTCTGCAGCACCATCGTGCTGAAACTATGGACAAGATCGCTGACGCTCTGGCGGGTGCGCAGGAAGTTCGCCACGTAGGGCTGCGCCATCTGCGTTAGCGACAGGCCGCCGAACGAATAGGCCGGCTTGAACAGGTCGGGCACCTCGCGGCCGACAAACAGAAGCAGGCGCGACTTGTGCACCTCCTTGCCCATCACGAACCACGTGGATGGCACATAGTAATCGTGCCGCAGCGGATCGTTGGAGTTGTACAGATTTGGATAGCACCACGTCGGATCGACGACGCGGAATCCCTTGAGCGATCCGCCTTGCGTGATCACGCGCGGATCGACGGCCAGCGGCACCTTCAGATTGTCGGGCTCCTCCGTCTGCCCGGTGTCGATGTAGAGATGCGCCCGGCCCATGTAGCCGTCGAGTTCGGCGAGGCGCTTGAACTTGGCCTGTAGCTGATGCTTTTTGACGGCCGCTTCGAGCGCCTTGATTTTCGGAGTCTTGTCCTCCTCGCCCGTCGCCTGGATTTTGATCCAGCGCCGCGTCATCTCGCGGGCGGTGCCCTCGGCGATGCGGCGGAACTCCGGCCGCTGCGCAAGCTCGGCCAGGACGGGAAAACCCATCCAGGCGAGATTGTCGGATAGGGCCATGTTGCCGTAGACGGAATACGGATTGTATCCCTGGCTGAACCATTGCGCGTCGTCGAGCGCCATCGGTGTGACGCCCTCGGGCACGACGCCGGCCATGGGCTGGGCGGGCGCGAACAGGCGCCGCAGCGCCTCGGTCTCGTGCATCCGCGTCGTGTACAGCGGCACGGGGAGGACAGGCGGCGGCCGCAGCAGGCCCGTCCCCATCCCTGCCAGGGCGTCGGCGGCGATCCACGGCGGCGCGGGCCGATCCGGCGGTGGGGCTGCCAGATCGTCCCGGCCCCGATGCAGCAGGCCCGCGAAGGCCGTGCCGCCGAGCAGGTTGGCGATGTGGGACAGGATCGACACGGGCGGCCGGCCGGCCCCTTACGTGCCGACTTGGATGTTGACGCCGCCGCCCGCGCCGCCGAGGACGGCCATGAAGCCGTCGCCGCCTGTCGTCAGCGCAAGTTGCTGACCCGGCATCACGCATGGCGAGGCGCTGGTCGCGAGCACCGCCGCCGTCGCTCCCAGCATCACGAACACGGGCGTGCTGCCCAGATTGGAGACGAGCGCCGTGGTGCCCGCCGGGATCGCGTAGGAAACGGTCGACCCGGTGCAGCCGACGGACACGCCCCCGGCCGGTGCGAAACCGACGATTGCCATCGTGGCGTCCTCCCTATCTGCGCCCGAGATCGGGCGGGATTCTGATCCCCAGCTTGCGTAGCTCGTCAGGGTCGATGCGCATCGGTTGCTGCTCCGCGATCGTCATGAAGCTTCGGGAGGTGCTGTCGGCGTCGTCATCGTGCATCCCCTCGGGAAAATTCTCCAGTTCGTCGAACCAGCGCTCGTTCCACGCGCCCCGCATTACCATGACGTTGCCGGCTTCGCACTGCGCCGAGAACGGCGAAAAGCGCGTCACCTTATCGCCGCTCTCCGGCGACGATATCACGGTATAGCCGGCGAGCAGCTTCGTCAGCGCCGCGATCTGCGCCTTGCCCGCTTGTCCGGGGTCCTGCGCCAGCCCCACGATCGTCTCGGCCCCGTCGATCCGCGAATAATTCCAGATGCGCCGCTCGACCGCCTGGGGCGTGCCCCGGAACCAATCGTGATGCAGCACGATCCAGCGGCCGTCCTGCATCAGCCCGATCTTGGTGCAGCACGTCCAATCCGGGTCGGCGCCCGGCTCGTCGTCGCTGCCGGCGAGGTCCCAGCCGCGAACCGTCTTGGTGCAGGCCGGCGCGATGTCGACCACCTGTATCCAGGCCCGGCTGAAATAGCGCCCGGCCGACGGCATGATTTTCCAGTTGCCGGAGAGCAGCCGTTCGCGGTTGACCCGATCGAGCAGCATCAGGTTGGCGCGATAGCCGGGATCAGCCCGCGTGAGCGCCGGATTGTCGTCCAGCTTGGCGGGGACAAAGGTGAACGACTTAATCTCGTCGGCGGGCTGCCCCGACGCGCGCGCCGCCTCGGCTCTGGTGTCATAGAAGGAAAAACCGTCATCGGCGCCGCGCACGAGGTAGCGGATGATGCCGCTGCGCTCGGGGATCGCGTAGCCGGTATCCTGATCGATCCACCACGCGATCAGCGCGGCCACCCATGACGATGCGTCGGCGTTGCATGTCGCCCTGACGTAGGGCCGCTTGCCGCACATCGTCCGGTTCCGGCTGAGCATGTAGAGGAACTGATGCCGCGTAAACGTGGTCAGTTCGTCGAAGCAGATCAACGCGCATTGGCTGCCGTGCCATTCGAGCACGGTGGTCTCGTGTTCGAGATGCGCCAGCTTGATTGTCCCGTTGCCCTGCCAGCGCCATTCCAGCGGCTGCGTCACGGGAACGCCGCCCGCGTACGGGAACACCTTCATGCTCTCGCTCCACAGCCCGCCCGGCTTACGGATGTCGACTGTGGTGCGGCGGAAAATCACGGCGTCGAAGCCGGGGACCGTCGGCGGGTGACGCAGCGATTCGATCAGTAGCGCATAGCTTTTCCCGCCCCCGGCCGCCCCGCCCATGATGGCGATATCGGCGTCGCTGGTCAGGAACGTCGTCTGCGGCCCCGGCTGCGGATAGATGTCGATGCCGGGACGCGGCTGCGCGGAGGTCGGCATCGGTCAGCGTCGCTGTCTTGACAGGCGGAAAATCACGGCGCGGATTCCTGAAGTGCTCCCCGGCGGGCGCGCACGCGAGAGTACCCTAAGCTGCTTCCTCAGTAGAGGCGCTGATCGCGTCGATTTCCGCATCGGCCTCCGTTTCGCCATCGATCACTGGCCCCACACCCTCGCCCGGCGGATTGTCGCGGTTGTTCGGCGGGATGTAGACGCGCGGCGCCAGCGACTCCACGCCCCCGCCCGAGGCCGACATCGCGGCCAGCGTGGCGGCCGCCGCCGCCTCCTCCAAGGACCCTGATCCGGTGCGCTGATTGACGGTCGGGCCGCCCCAATACCGATACCATAGGGCGATGGCGCCGACATTGCCGGCCTGCGCCAACTGGAACAGCTTGGTCGACACGACGGCCAACGCCCGAGGCTGCCCCGTCGCGATCTCGTTCTTGAACGCCTTCTTGAAGGTGCGCGGATCGATCCGAAGCTGATCGCAGATAATGTGGTGCGGCGTCTGGCAGGCGATCAGTACCAGCACGCCCTGGCGGGTCTGCTCGTCGGGCACATAGGGCGGGCGGCCTCTACGACGGGGGGACGTGGGTATATTGTCGGCCATGCGCGATCACGCTCCGGCGTCAGAAATCATGAACGGCATAATATCTCGATTGCGACCGCGTCGAGGGTGGGTTACATGGACATTCATTGCCATAACGAGGAGTGATCCCGATGTCTGGACGACGGCATGACGCGAACGTCAAGTCTGAAACGAAGCCCGGAAATCCTGCCCAGAACACGCGGGCTGGAGTCAAGCACGACAAGCCCGGCAAGCAAGCCAAGGCCCCGCACGAGGCGGACATCTACAAGGCCGAGCAGATAGCGCGCGCGGTGCGCTATAATGTCCATTTCCTGTATAGCCCGCACGATCGTTTTAACGTCGCATGCGCCACTTTGGCGGAGGCGCGCGGCATCGAGATTGCGATGAACGAGCAGCTTGGGAAGTACGGCCGGCGCGCGATCATCTACGCGATCAATCCCGAGGGTCAGGCGTTTCCGATGGGCGGCGGATATTCGGCGGCGACTGCGGGCGAGCCGGCGACGGCATCCTCCGAGTAGGCTTCTATCGCGGCCGGTTCGGCGCCGTCGGGCAGGCCCGGATCGACGGCGGCGGGATCGCCGAAGTCGCAGGGGCCGCAGGCCTCCGTCGCGGCCCTGGGATCGCCCTTGACGAATACGAGCACGCTCTGGTGGGTCCGGCCGAGTTTTCGGGCCGCGTTGAAATGCCGCGCCACACGTACGGGCAGGCTGCCGATGGCGGTGAGCAGGATAGCCTCATTGTAGAGGGCGAGGCCGGCCTCGGCGCAGGCCTGGATGATGTGCCCCGGCAGATCGCGATAGATGCCGGCGCGGTCGCGGATGTCGCCGATGACGATGGCGGCGAAACGGTCGGGCTTGAGACGGCGGGCGGCGGCGGCGATGATGTCGCGGAGCGCGGCCAGGAATGCCGCGTGATCGATGACGGACAGGTCGCGCGGATCGTCGCTGTAGACCTCCAGATCGCCATAGGGCGGACAGGTCCAGATGAAATCGGCCTGGATATCGGGGTCGAGGATGTTCTCATCGAGATCGCGGGCATCGCCCACATGCCAGACCGGGTCTGGATAGCGGTCCTGGGGAGGGGCGACGGCGTGCGGGCGCTCTGACCTGGGGACGGGATGCACGTTGGCCTCCGCCTCCCTATGCTCGGCCTCGATAGCGGCGCGCAGATCGTCGCTCGGGACGGCGTACGTGTCGCGCCCGGCATCGACGTCGGCCAGGATGCGGGCGTACTGATCAGGCCCGAACAGGGCGGTCAGTTGGCCGGCGATGGCGTCGACGAGGCGCGGCCCCTGTCCATAGTTTCCGGCGCAGCAGGACGTGGGCAGCCGGGTGCGATGGTGCAGGACGATGTTGCCGTTCTCGGGATGGGCCACGAGCGGATACAGCAGGCACGTCACCGGCTTGTCGGCGTCGGCCAGCACGCATCCGGCCGGCCCGAGATTGCCGCATACGGCGCCGTAGGAGCGGCTCGGCCAGTAGGTGGTGCCCTTGCAGCAGGCGCCGTGACAGCGGGCCGTGATGCCGGCCAGCGTGCAGTCGTGGCGGGCGCTGAGGGTCTTGTGTCCCATGCGCCAGCGTACCGCGTGCTCGTCGTGCTCGACCGGCGTGGGGGCTGCCTGGGCGCCGCGATCGGACGCCACGGCGGTGGCGCGGATGCCGACGATCCACAGCAGATCGCCCGGCCGCAGGAACGGCAGGCATTTGGCTTCGTAGTGCGCATCGAGATCGACATGGCCGAGCGCGGTCTCGGTGGCGGGCGCGTCATAGTCCGACCCGGAAGAGATCAGCATCAGGCGGTCGCGCCAGTCGGGCGGGGCGTAGCGGTCGAGGCGCGCGGTGGGATCGGCGCCGACGACGACGCCGACGACGGGGACATCGAGGCGCCCCGCGTCGATCAGGCCCCATAGGACGCCGGCTGCGGACATGCCGGAGCCCACCGGCATGACGATACGGGAGACGCCGTCGGGGACGTTGGCGGCCTGCCTGCGCGTCTGTGTGACGGCCTCGTCGCATTCCATGCCGAAGGGTATCTCGGCCCATCCACGCTCTGCCGCGTCGGCGCGGGCGCGGGCGACGATGACGGAATTGTATCCGGGACGATGCTGGACGATCTCGGCGCCGCGCTCGCGGGCGGCGGTCAGTTCGGGGCCGAGGGCACCGCTGGGGGCATGCGCGCGGACGGACAGGCCCAGGGCGCTGCCCACGGCGGCGGTGATGTTGATCTGCGGCGAGGAGCGGCTGCCGGCGGTCACGATGCCTTTCTGGCCTGCTTCGACGGCGCGCGCGGCCAGGGCGAGGCAGGTGCGGACTTTTCCGCCGCGCGGGGCATCGGGCGGGGCGCCTGGGATGGCGAACAGATCGTCGCGCTTGAGCAGGATGTCTCCGGCCGACTGGATAGGGGTGAGGCCCTCGGCGGCGGTGACGGGCGCGTCGTGGGCCGTGGGGCGGCGGCCGGCGCGGATGGCCGTCCATTGCTCGCGGTTGGCCGCGATCTGGGCTGCGGACAGGTCGATGCCGTGATACCGGCGGCCCAGGCGGGCGGCGACGATGCCCCGGACGCTGCCGCCAGCGAAGGGGTCGAGGACCAGCCCGCCCGGCGGGCAGAACCAGCGGAGCGCCAGTTCGCACAGCACGGGATCGAAGATGCTGGTGCCCGAGCCCAGCGCGTGCGGGGCGGCATCCTGCAGCGTGGGCTCGTGGCCCCCCTCCGGGGTCGTGTGCAGCCACACGGAATTCTTCCCCGCGCCACCGGGCACGGGCGCCGCTTTCTTGGTGGCGTGATAGCCGCCGTCGTCGGTGCGCCGGAGCCACGCGCTATTGCGGCCGTCCGGGTGCCCCGGCAGCGGCGGCCCGGCGGCGGCGCCCCTCGATGCCATCAGCCCGTTCAGCTTGTCCTGGCTGGCGATGGCTGCGGCGTCGATGCGGGCTTTGTTGTCGGCCCTTGGATTGACGATTGTCTCGCCGTGCGCCTGCAGGAGAGCGACGGCCTCGGCCTTGCTGAGTTCTCTGCCGACCTCGGCTTCGAGCGCACGCTTGCGCGCATAGAAGTCAATGGTGCCCGTCGTCTCGGGATGCAGCATCTGCAGGTTATCCGAGCCGCGCCCCAACTCGCTGCGGATGCCGAGCGCCAGCCACGCGCGCTTGCGCGCCTGCCACCATCCCTCGCGCGCGTTCAGCACGGAGAACGGCGGGACGCCGAAGCGATCGGACAGGTTGCCCAGGACGATGGCGCGCGGCGCGGGCGGAGGCGCCAGCATGGTCGCGAGGTCTTCGGGCGTGAATCCGGTCAGGCCGAAATCGAAGCCGTCGGTCTGCAGTTGGGTCAGTTCGAGCGACAGTAGCTCGATGTTCCACGACGAGCCCACTTCGGCGAGACGGTTGTCGGCGATCACGAGGGCGCGGCGCTGCGTCGGCGTGAGATGGTCGAGCACGATGCACGGCACCTCGACGAGGCCGGCTTTGCCGGCGGCCAGCGCGCGGCCGTGCCCGGCGATAATTCCGCCGTGGCCGTCGATCAGGATGGGGCTGGTCCAGCCGAATTCGCGGATGGAGGCGGCGATCTGCTCGATCTGATGTTCGCTGTGCTCGCGCGGGTTCCTGTCGTATGCGGTCAGCGAGTCCACGGTGCGATAGACGATGGTCAGGCCGGCGCGGCCGGCGGCGTCGGCGATCGGCTCGCCTTGCTTGTCTTGCTTGCCTTGCTTGTCATGCGACCTCGGCATTCTGCCCCCGTATTATTGGCGCTCGGTATCGGCGCGGAACAATAGCATAGTCCCGCGTTGCGGACGCAATCACGCGCCGCCACGAGGAGCGATCCCGATGCCTGTCACCACCAATGTCGCGTTTCTACATCTCGCCGCCAAGCATCTTGTTTCGGCCGAACTCAGTCTCAACGGCTATGACGCGACGGTATGCGACACCATTCCCCGCGACGTCGTCGCGATCAACGGGCACGGCGACGCCGTGACTATCAAGGTGCTCGCGGCTCGTACCGACGATCCCGGCAAGATCGGCTACATCCGCCGGGAGAAGTTTGACTATCTCGCGATCGTCCTGATCGACGAGAAAGGCGGCCGCGTCGTCTTCTTCGTCTCGCGCGCCGTCGCCGATGATGCCTTCGGTAACGCCGCCACCCGATTGATGCTCGTGCGCGACGTCCCGCTCGCATTCGCCGCCAATAAGGGCCGTATTGTCCTCGCCGGCTGATCGGAACGCGACCCGCGCATTCGCGGAATGCGGAACGAACACTCGCCTGTCCGCCGTGCCGGCGCTATCTAACAACCACGGACGCAATCAAGCGCCCCCCCGAGGAGAAATCCCGATGTCTAATATTACTGTCCCGCCCCCCGCGCTCGCCGCCCTGATCCCGCTGCGCTGGGCGTCCCGCGACGCCGGCCGGATGGCGCTCAAGCGCAAATACAAGATCACGGCGGCCGTGCTCGGCTGCCAGATCGTCGATCACCTGCACGGCGCGCGGCTCCATCCGATCACAGACGACGCCGCCGCGATATTTGCCGCCTATGAGGCGAGTTTCCAGCCCGGCTATCACGAGGCCGCGCCGCTCGATCCGGCGCTACAGGCCGAGGGCGAGTTTACGGCGGAGCAGCTTGCGGAGGCGGCCGAGGGCGCCGCGATTCTTGAGGCCCTAGGGCCGCCGCCCGCGCCCGCCGAGAAGGTTTTGTACCGCACGGAAACGTGGCCCTACGCAACGGCCACCGCGCCGGAGCCGGCGACGCAGCCGGACATCCCGGAGGCGCCGCAGCCGGCCGAGCAGGGCCCGGAGACGCCACAGCAAGAGGAAGAGGAGATGCCCAAACAAACCAAGCCGCTATCCGCCGCGACGATCGCGGCGAGTGCCAACACGTCGATCCGCTTCGCCATCGACGCGCCCGGCGCATACGACATCGCCCGGATGATCGCCAAAAAGCTCGGCATCCCCGTCGTGCTCGACCGTGACGGGGCCGATTTGCTCCGCGTCGATCCGGCCAACGGCACGGCGGCCAAGCAAGACAAGCCGGCCAAGGACGCCAAGCCGGCGGGGGCGCCGCGCACGGGCGGCCGGCTCACGCAACCTGGGACAAAGGACCAGATCGCGATCGATCTGGCGCTGCGCCCCGAGGGCTGCACGACGCCGCAGTTGATCGAGGGAACCGGCTGGAAGAACCCGGCCGCGATTCAGGATTACCGGCGCATCGCCGAGCGCTGGGGCTACACGCTGGATATCGACAAGAGCGGCAAGCTTGCCGTCTATCGCCTGACGAAACATCAGGACGCGGCCGCCGCCTGATCGGCACGGCAATCCGAGACCAAACAGGGGAGCCTCGCGGCTCCCCTTTTTTATTCCGCGACGAAGCTACGATCCTGTGACGCGCTGCGATCCTGTCATGATTTTTCTCGCCGTCACACGCTATTATTCCGGTCGCTTTTTTTATAATTGTCACCCATAACAATCCCGCCCCGGCTGTCGGGGCTGCACACCACTCACAAGGGACCAATCATATGCCTTTCGACGGATACGGCGATCTCGCCGACAAATACGGCTTTATCCCCGCCAATCATTCCGCCCCGCAATTCTTCCCCGTCAAGGCGCGGCGCATGTTTGACGAAACCGGGAACGAGTTGCCCGGCTATTTTCGGATCGTCCGCGAGGACACGGGCGATACGCTGCATGTGGCAACCGAGAGCTACAAGCTGATTACCAACGAGGAGGCATTTGGCGCTTTTGAATCGGCGCTGGAGTCATCGTCGCTCGACCTGACCGACATGCGGATCGGGACGGACTACGCCAACAAGGGCGCGCGCGTGTTTCGGAACTACATCCTCCCCGCGCACCGCGTCGAGGTAAAGCCGGGCGTCGAGGTTGCCCTCTCTCTCGTCATGCAGAACTCGTATGACGGCAGCATGCGGTTTCGCGGACAGGTTGGCGGCTATACCTTTGTCTGCGCCAACACGAGCGTATCCGGGCGCGACCTCGCGAGCTTCGGCATCCGTCATGCCGGTACCGTGGACGTCCCCACGGCCATCAAGGGGCTCACGTCAGCGGCCGAGCAGCACCTTGAGACCGTCAAGCGCTGGCGCGCATGGCCGAAGATCGCCATCACGGATCAGACGGCCATGGACACCCTCAAGCTGCTCCCGCAATCGACGGAGACGCTGACGGACCATCTTGTGCACGCATGGCTGCGGGCGCGTGACGACGGCGGGCCGCAGTCGGGCGCCAATCTCTGGACGCTGGGCGCCGTGCTCACGGCCTGGGGATCGCACGCCGAGACGGGCGGCGCGGGCGGCAAGGGGCAGACCCGCTTCGATCGCCAGAAGCGCGTCGCGGCCCTGCTAGAGGGCAAGGCCTGGGCCGAGCTAGAGGCGGCCTGATCTGATCGGGGGCGGCAGCAATGTCGCCCCCTTTTCGTGGTCAGCCGATCCTGTCGAGGATGTCCATGCCCTGATCGTAATCCGCCGTATCCTGCGGCTTGACGCGGACAGGCGCGGGGGCCGGGCGCGGCAGCTTGCGGCGGTCGTTGCTGGTGGCGGCGGCATAGGCGCGCAGCCACGCGGCCAGGGCGTCATCGATCGGCTCGCCGCCGCGCGCCATCCGCCGGATGCGCGAATAGTTGCGCCCCGTTCGCAGCGCCAGCCATTCCTGGGAGCGGTCGAATTTTGCCAGGATCGACCGCATCTCGTCGGGCGTCATCTGCGCGTCGCTGTCGTGCTCGTCGTGATCCATGCCGGCATTATAGCGCCGTCCGATCGGCGCGCGCGAGCATAGCCGGAATGCTTTGTTCTGTTCCGCTTCCGTGCGAGTTTTTGTTGACGAAGCGAAGCATCGAGCCTAATTAGTTGTCATCGCCGCTGGCAAGCCCGCCGGCCGCACCCGAGGAGAAATCCCGATGATTACCGCGCTGACCGCCAATCTCGCCAACCTCTCCGCCAACGACCGCAGCTTCGCCGAGTCGCTGCTCGCGCAATATGCCGCCAAGGGCAGCCTCAGCGAAAAGCAGAGCGCCTGGGTAAAAATCCTCGCCGAGCGCGCCACGGGCGCGCAGGCCGCCGCCCCCGCCGCCGTCGCCATCGGCAGCGTCAAAGGCATCGTCGACCTGATCGGCCGGGCCGCGTCGCGGCTCAAGTATCCCGCCATCCTGATCGCGACGGCGGGAGCGGATACGCTCCGCATCCAGATCGCGGGCGAGGCCAGCAAGTACCACGGCGATATCATGGTAACGGCGGACGCCAAGGGCTCTGACGGCCGCCGCCCCTGGATCGGCCGCATCACCAAGGCCGGCGAGTTTATCCCCAGCAAGGCGTTGTCGCCCGCCGTCGTCAAGATCGTGAGCGAGGCGCTCGCGGACTTCGCCGCCGAGCCCGCCCGCGTCGCGGCCTATTACGGCAAGCTGACGGGGAAATGTTGTTTTTGCAGGCTTACCCTCACGGATGAACGGAGCACGAGCGTCGGGTACGGCGAGATTTGCTCAACCAATTGGAATTTGCCGTACCCGTCCAAGGCGAGCCTCCAATGCGTCGCCGCGTGACGATATACGCGCTCGTCGATCCCCGCATACCGGACGCCATCCGGTATGTCGGGCAGACGACCGATCCCAACGGACGGCTGCGCGATCACTGCAAGCTGTCCAAGCGGGATCGCCCGACGTATCGCGGGCACTGGATCGCATCGCTGCTCGCCGACGACATCAAGCCACACCTGCGGGTTCTTCTGCGCGTGCGGCCTGAGCATAAGGATGCGGCCGAGCGGGACATGATCCGCAGGATGCGGGCAGCCGGTTGCCCTCTCGTGAACGGATCTCTGGGCGGGGACGGGGGCGCCCTGAATCCCGAAATCCAGGCCCGCGTTAACGCCAAGCAGCGCGAACGCATCGCCAGCGGCCTATGGAAGCCGGTTCATGTCCCGGCCGATCAGCGGATCGCCGTGAACGCCAAGATCGCGGCATCCAAGATCGGCGATCGGAATCCCATGCGTCGCCCCGATGTCGCCGCCAAGAACTCCGAGACGCACCGGGCGAAGGCCGCCGCGCGCGGATATGTGCCGATCGTCAGGCTCAAACGCGGCACGCCAGAGCATAGCGCGATGGTGTCATCAATGATGAAGAACCGCAGTCCGGAATGGCGTGACAATATATCGTCGGCGCTCAAGGGCGTTCCTAAATCTAAGGAGCATGCCTCCAAGATCGCTCATTGCTACGCTTTGAGAAACGGACTGCTTTTAGACGGGCAACCGACATCAGCAATCGCCGCCTCGCGTGCCCTTCGGATCGCGCCCAAGACGATGCGCGACCATGCCAAGCGTCATGGCCTGACGATGCAGGCCACGATCGATCACTACGCTGCCAAGTCGGCCCTGGCCTGCGTCGCCGCCTGATCCCCATCACAGCGGCCGGGGCGACATGCCCCGGCCCCCCGAGGAGCAATCCCGATGAGCCTGCGCGATACCATCACTCCCGACACCATCTCCGCGATCCTGGCGAAGGCGAACCCGCAATATCGCTACGCCCACGAGGTTTCGGTCGAGAATTACCCGCATATCGCGGCCTGCACGCTGGGCCGCGTCTTCGCCGATCGCCTTGGCGATCTGTGCGTCTATACGGGCATCGGCCGCGACCGGAAATTCCCAGTGCAGTTTACTCGCCTGCACGATTGCGCGCCAAAGAAGGGCGACCAGAGCTACTTCGCCCGCATCAGCAATAGCAAATACTGAGCCTCCCCATCCGCCTCCCTACCAAGGAGAATCCCCATGATTGACGATACCGTGCCGCAATCGCGCGCGACTCTGACCGCCGACGAAAAACTGCTCTATGCGGTTGTCACGGTCGGCTACTTCGCCAAGCTGAACCTCGACGGGCAGGTCGACAACACGATGACCTACAAGCCGTTCCTCGACGCCATCGGCGTGACACGTCCGCAAGATCCCTGGAGCGGGAAGTACCGCTTCTGGGCGGCGGACATCTTGGATCGTGCGCAGAAACTCAACGCCCTGATGAAATTCCCGCTGATCCCCCTCCCGGAGCACGGCAGCCCGTTCGGATGGATCGTGACATTGGAAGACGGCAAGCCCGGCCGTGGCTGCTACGACCGATCCTAACCATTGCGGCCGGGATCGTCCTGGCCGCGCCACGAGGAGCAATCCCGATGAATACCCTCTCAACATCAATAGCTTCCGTCGCCATCGGCGCATCTGTGCTCGCGACGATCGCCACGGGTTTCGCGGCCTTCAATCACACGCTGGAACCGGCCCCGCCGCCCCCGCTCTATGCGACGCACTACGCGCCCCCACAGCAAGCCCCGGCGATACACTACGCCACGCACTATGCGCCGCCTCCCGCGCCCCCACAGGCCGCACCAGCATCTCAACACTCCTCCAAGCCGGGGATTGTAGGGCGCATGCAGGACGAGGCTGATGCGCTACCTGCCGGCTCGCCGCAACGCGCGGCGCTCGTCCGCTCCAATAATGCCTATCTCGACTATGTCGCCTGCGTCATCGCATGGGATGGCACGAAGAGCCTATGGGGCATCATACAACAGTGCGACGCGCAAACATCGTTCATCGCGGCGTGCGCGGAAAACCATAGGTTTTTCCCTGACTCCAGTTCCCCTGATGACTGCCGAGCAGCAGAAATCAAGCTCGCGGTAGAGCGGTTCATACCTCCGTCGCGGCACTACTGAGCCATGATCATCGCCCTGTTTTTCTTCGTCGTCTTCCTGGCGATGCTGCGGCTCGCATGGCCGATCATCTCCTGGCTGATCTTCATCGCCGTGGCGATCCACTTCTTCGGGAAAGTCTCCGGGCATGGCTGAGACCCCGACGCTGCTGGACCGGATGGTATGGGCCGCGCGAGGCCTGCCCGGTTTCGTCGTCCCGACGTCGGCGATGCGCTTCGTCTTCGACGCCGAGGCGAGCGCGCACTTGGCCCGGATCGACAATGCCATCGGCCACCTGATCGGGGGGATGCTGGATTTCGCGCGGCCGCCGGCCGGCGATGTCTGGATCGAACTGGACTGGCGCGCTTTCTGCGGCGCGCTGGAACACTCCTCGCCGGTCGATGCCACGACGCCGGCCCAACTGGGTTGGGGCATCAATCGCGGGCTGGCCTGCACGATGACCTATACGCCGGGGGCGCCGGGCAACGGGCTGGAACCATCGCTGCCGTATCTGCTCGATCGGCCGAATACGTTCGCGGAGGAGATCAAGATCGCCGAGGCGCTGCATACGAGCCGTGGCCAGTTCGACATGATGTACTGGGGCAGCGCCTTCACGAAGGTCTCGCCGGCCGAGACCAGCGCCTTACGGGACCGCTACGGGGTAGCGCTAGAGACGATGGTCGCCTGGGGACGTCCGTCGTGGAATGCAGCGGAATTCTATGGCGGGCTGCGGCATGTCATCGTCGCCCTGCTGGCGCTCTCGCGGCCGGCCAACGTCCGCTATCTCGACGTATCGGCGCGCAAGGGCTTTACCAAGGGCAAGCTGCGGCAATTCCTATCGCACAACCGGGTGCGGCTGGAGATCGATCGGCCGCTGGAGATCGTGCGCGTGCCGCCGCCGGACCCGTCATGCCAGGACGGGCTGCACTATCGGTTGCACGAGGTGCGCTCGCACTGGTGCGAGACCCGCAAGCTGCGCAACACGATGTGCACGCATGAATTCGCTCCCGACGCGAAGCATCCGCGCACGGACGATCAGGGCCGCCCGGCGCGCTTCGTGTGCAAAAACTGCGGCACGCTGCGCTGGTGGCGCAAGCCGCATGCACGGGGCGATGCGGGGATCGGCGTCGTGACCAAGGAGTATGCCGTCACCACGAGCAAGCAATGACAAAGGGGGGGCGCGAGCCCCCCCCTTGCCTTATCGTCGCCGGATGCGGGCGATCAGGCGGCAGACGCGCCGCCAGACCGGTTCCTGCGCAAACCCCATCCCAGCAGCGCCGCCACCCCCGATCCGAATAGCAGCAGGCTAGCGGGCTCCGACACCGCCGTTGTCGGGCTCGCCGCGAAATCGCCGGCCACGGCCGCCGTCATCGAGGCCAGCGTTGCATTGTCGATCGCGACACCCGGCAGCACGTTGGTGAACGACAGATCGATCGCCTCCGGGTTGCTCAGGTCGGCCGCCGGAATCACCGAACTGGTGAACACAACACTCTCGCCCGGCGTGGAGGCGTTCAGCGTCAGGCCGCTACCCTGGCCGAACACCGCGTCGGCGAACGTCCCGGACAAATAGTTCGTCGCTCCGTTCGTGATCGAGAAATTGCCGGAAAAGTTCTGCGTCACGTTGCCGCCGACTACGGACGCGCTGTCCGTCGACGTGGCGTTCAGCGCGAAGTCGGCGTTGATCGGCGTGCCCCCGGTGATCAGTTCCGAGATGGTAATCGGCACCGCGCTGGCGGAGAGCGTCGTGGACGTGCCCGCCCCGTTCGCGGTCGCCGTGACCGTGTTCGTCGTGCCGTCCTGGGCCATGGTCAGGATGACTGCCGCATGGGCGGGAGAGGCTACCCCGAGCGCCGCGAGTGCGGCGCCCGTTAGCAAGATGTTACGCATGATAATCCCCTTATGCTGTGAGAGAATCAGGCACGGCGGCGCCCGACGCCCAGGAGACCGATCAGTCCGATACCGAGCAGGCCCATCGTGGCCGGCTCCGGGACGGCGGTGACGACCGGGGCGAGGCCGCTGACCTCAATATGCTTGATCTCGTCGAAGCCCGTCAGTGACAGGATGTTGACTTCGTCGAACGCGCCGCCGACCGCCGTGATCGCATATTCCTTGTCGGTGTCGGCGGCCTCGGTTTCCGTCCCCTTGCCGTCGCTATGCGCGCCGGAGAAGCCTTCCACGGTAAAGCTGTCGGTCGGGCTGGCCGTCGGCGTCAATTGCGTATCGAATACCAGATCGGTGAACGTGAAGCCGGGAATGGTGATGTCGATCCCGTTGAACGTGCTCGCCCCATGCGTCGGCGTGATCGTGGCGAACCCGTTGCTCAGGTCGAGGAAGATTTGCAGCATCCCGCCGTCGCTGCTGAGGTTCAGCAGCGTGGTGGATGTCGGGCTGCCGACGCGGCCGGTGCCGGATGTCACGTCCTTGGCGTCATTGAGGTAGACCATCAACTCGGTGCCGGCCTCGCAGCCCATGCCCGACGAAGGCCCGCAGAACGTATCGGTGACGCCGGCCCTGGCCGCGCCCCCGGCCAGGATCAGTCCGGCCGCGAGTGTCGTGCCGCAGAGTAGATTTCGCATGTGGTGTGCATCCCTTGGTGTGCCCCCCGCGCCATGCGGAACAATCCTGCATGGGGCGGGGACGGGCATCGTAGGGCAAACCGTTGCGGATTAATAGCCAGTAATCCGATGCGTGGGCGTAGCGGGGAGGGCCGGATCGCCCCCCCCCCGTCCGGTCACTCGTCAGGCTGCGGCATCACTGCTTGGGCTGGGCGGTCGGCGGCAGCCCCTGGTCGGGATGGCCGCCGGGCGCGATCGGATGCGAAGGCGTGAGTGACGGGTCGATGGTGGTCCAGCGGTAGCCGACGCCGACAATCCAGATGAAGCAGAGTACGGGGCCCTGGATGGACGGCGGCAGCGGCGGCCAGACCGCGCCGGGCGGCAGGGCGATGGGCGGCATCGGAAGCGCGCCACCGCCGCCGGGTGCGATCGGGTGCGACGGACGCGGCGGACGACCGGGTAGACCCTGATCGGGACCGGGCGGCAAGCCTTGGTCGGGACGTGGCGGCAGGCCCTGATCGGGATGCTCACCGGAAGGCGGCAAGCCCTGATCGGGACGATGTCCGCTATCGACCCCATAGCCCGGATCGGTTGGGCGCGTCGGATAGATCGGATGCGACGGGTGGATCGGCACCAGGGGCGGCCAGACCGAGACGGGCGGCTGCGGCCAGATGCCGGGGGTGACGGGCAGGCCATAGTCGGGATCGACCGGATAGGTGGGCGGCAGCGGGCGATGGGACGGATAGGCCGGGCGGCCGGGCAGTCCATTGTCGATGACGGGCGGGAGGGGAACCCCGAAACCGGGATCAACCGGGCGGTCGATGCCAGGGAGGCCCTGGTCGGGATGCTCGATCCCGACGCCGTAATCCGGGTCGACCGGAGGATCGACGCCAGGAAGACCCTGGTCGGGATGACCACCGGAGCGGATACGCAGAAAGCCTGAGACGAAGGGCATCTTCTTGTGTCCTTTATTTGGGTTGCGGCTTGCGGGGGGAGGGGATGACGTTCGCCGGCACGATGGGCGTTTTCCTCTTAGCGAAACGGCGCTGACGGTGTGGCACGGATCGGGCGCGGCGAGAAGTGACGCGGCCGTGACGCGGCGCGATTCCGCGCTGCGCGGCGCGATCCGGCTTGCGATTATTGCGCGCATAAATTACCTTTTCTTTGCACACCGCGCTTACTCACTCACAAGCCAGACAAGGGACGATTCCATGACTATCCACTCAACCCCCGCCGCGCAGGCGACGCGCGCGCAGGATGCGCTATGCCGCGTGATCGACGCCGTACTGCTGTTCCATGCCGGACATCCGTGGACGCCGGAGCGTCAGGCACAATGGGAAGAAATGGTCGGCCGGGGCCGCCCCGCATCGACGCGGGCGCTCTGCGATTTCCTGCGCGAGACCGCGCGCGCCGGGGGCGTCGCCCGATGAGCGCGCCCTACGATCCGCACGCGGCTTTCCTCCGCTTCTGCGAACACGCCGAGCGGCTGATCATCGAGCACGGCGCCCTGGCGCCGGCATTTTTCATCACCAGCGACGACGACGATGTGCTCGTGCTTGAGAGCAGCGGGGAAACCAGCCAGCGCGACCGCCATGCGATGGCCATGTACGTCCGCGTCCTGGGCGTGGCACAACGGGCGCGCTCGATCTGTACCGTCTTCGAATGCTGGATGACGGAGCACGCGATCGACACGCCGGTCGCCTCGCTGCCCAATCCGGCTGACAATCCGGCGCGCGTCGAGGTCGTCCTGACCCAATGCGAGTACCGCCGCAACGATGGCGGGATCGGAACGCTCGTCTCGATGCGCCCTATCGAGCGCGACGCGGCGGGCGCCGTCACCGGCCTGTCCGCCGATATCGCCCCCACAAAGCCAAGCGGCCGGATGACGGGGCTGCTCTCGCCGCAGATTCCCAGCGAGGCCGATGTCGCGAGGGCCAGGAAGCTGATCGTGTCGAAGCCCAACTGACGCGCGAGTGACGCAAAGGCTGAACCGGGAACAAGACATCAACGAGGCGATGGCGACCGCAAGCCGGTGCCGGCTACTGGCCAGCCAGTTGGCGCAATGCCGGATGTTTCCGGCCTATGTGGCATGGCTGCTGACCAACGCGCGTGCGGCCGAGCGATGGGCAAGTCGCAGTGCCCACACCTGCCGCCGCGTCTCCGCGCCCGGCGCGCACGAGCCTATTGCACGCTTCCGCATGCACAACGAGTAACAACAGAGGGGGTGCACATGGGGGCGCGTCAACCGGCATAGCGCGGGATGACCCCGTGATCGGCATCATCCGGTGGCCGCTACGCTGGTGGCACGCGCGACAGCGCCGGATCGACGTCGACATCCTCTGGCCGGCGATGCGCAGGGCGGCGCCGACGCTGCCCGACGCGCACGCGGCTTTCCTGATGCACACGCGCCTCGATCGCGCCTGGGACGATCTGTCCGAGGACGAGATCACCGCTATCGTCTTGGAGTTAAAATGATGCAGCGAGCCGAGCAAACCGTAAAAGCCAAGCCGCCGCCGATGATCCACATCGTCAAGGTGCAGCGGCCGTTGGTGGGCACCGGATACCTGATCTATCCCGAGGGCCGGCCCAAGAACCTGATGACGTACCAGGACGTGGACAAGCGGGTCAGGGCGGCCATGGGCGACGATCTGAAATCGTATCACCTGGCCGTTTGGAAAAACGGCCGGTGGGATATCGGCGAGCGCGTGGCCGACCAGCCATGGTGAGACATCACACCCTCAAGCTGCGCACGCGGGACCACGCGATCCTGCTGCTCCTGGCCGAGCAGCGGCCGCCGGTGGCCATCGGCGATATCGCCCGCATCTTCTATGCGTTCTGGCCGCCCCCCGATAACTGGCAGTCCAGCATCCACGGCGCGATGCGGACGCTGATCGTGAAAATGGTATGGCTCTGCCCGGCCGCCCGGCTGGCACGGGTCAGCCGGATGGGGCGCGGCTCGCCCGCGCTCTATGCCGCCGCCAATAAGCAGGCGCTGGCGGAATTCTGCCGCACATTCGCCTTCCTGCCGGATCGGCACCTCGGCGGCCTCGACGCCAGCGCATTGATCGCGGCCGCCCCGCCGCCCGAGCCGACGCACGACAAGCACGACAAGCCCGACAAGGGCCGGAGGAGAGCCGCCTAGTCCGCCACGTCGGCGAATAACGGCAAGTCACCGACGATCCGCGCGCGTGCCATCGTGCGGTAGTCGGCGGACAGGTCGATCAGCACCGCATCGCGGCCCATGCGATCGGCGGCGAGACCGGTAGTGGCCACCCCGGCGAACGGGTCCAGCACGACGCAGGGGACGGGCGCGCGGTGCGGACACGCGCAGTCCCGCGCCCAGCCGATGGTCTCGATGCGCTTTTCCAGCCGCACCGGGAATCCGGCCGTTGCATGCCGGCGCTCAATCGAGCGCGGCCCGTTCGTCGTCCTGTTGCCGGGATTGGCGTATTTTTTGGCCACGAGACGATGCCAGGGCTGGCCGCAGACGGGGCAGCGGCCGATCAGCGATGTCGCGGCCGCGATGCAGCGCCGCGCCAGTTCCGGCGGCATGGTGGCGAAGTGGGCACCCGGATAGCTGCGCGTGGGGATCGTCCAGACGCTGCGCGCGCTCCGCCGCCCATCATAATCCCAGTATTCCGGCGGCCGGCCGTTGACGCCCTTCAGCTTGCTCCTGACGTTGCCGCCCTTGGCCGCGCGCGTCCCGGCCGGGATCACGCCCTCCTCGGCGATGGCCTCGGCGTCATAAAAATACGTGGGTGACTTGGCGAGCAGGAATACGAACTCGTGCGCCGTCGTCGGGCGATCCTCGACGCTCTCGGGCATCGGGTTGGGCTTCGACCAGATGATGTCGCGGCGCAATATCCACCCGTCCTCCTGCAATGCCAACGCCACGCGCGCCGGCATCATGAGAAGGTCTTTCGTTTTGTAGCCAACGGGCGTGCCGATGCGCTCGGGTTGCGAGCGATTGGCCCAGGATGCCGGAACCCTCGCGCCCTCCGTGGTGGTGCTCTGTCGCGGCGCCCGCGTCCCGGTCGCGTAGGAATCGCCCAGGTTGACCCACATGGTGCCGTCGTCGCGGAGCACGCGGCGGACATGGCGGAACACGTCGACGATGTTCGCGATGTATTCCGGGATCGACGATTCGAGCCCGATCTCGAACGCCTTGTCGGGATGGCCGTCCGGGAGGTACGAGCGCAGCCCGTAGTAGGGCGGCGATGTCACGACGCACTGCACGCTGGCGGCGTCCAGGTCGGGCAGCACCGCCCGGCAGTCCCCTTTGAGCAGCCGGATCACGGACGCCCCCAGGGCGCCCTGTGGCGCCCCCTACAGGCCGGCGCGCACCGCCGCGTCCTTGGCCTCCAGCAGCTTGCGCAGGGCCACGCTGCGCTCGGCGTTGCGGGGGAGGTTGTCCACCAGCCATGCGGCCAGATCGCCGAACGGCCGGGAGATCGCCTTAAGCTCGTCAGGCAGATGATCGTACTCGAAAAACCGCAGGATCGGATCTGGGAACAGATCGTCGGACATGGCGGCTCCTCGGAGGTTGGGGGCGGGGTCACAACGCCCGCCCCCTGCACACCATAGCGCCACTGGAATCGGCGACATGGCCAGACCCCGCACGGGGGGATGCAAACCCGCGCGGGCAGCGCGGACGATACCGGACCACGGGGACGCTGGGCAAGCTGGTCGAGCGGGCGCGGGACGCGAAAAGGGCGGCGCCGCAGAACGCCGCCCCCGCTCGCGCCACCCGCCGGGGGAAGTCGCTCGCCCCGGCGGACAGGCCGACCATATCCGCATCCGCGCGGCGCGTCACTCATCGGGCAGCCAAGGGCGATCGACTGACTTCTGCATGGCCCGCGTGGCGGTGACGAGAGGATCGGCATCGCGCAATGCCGCAAGCTGCTCCGGGGTCAGCGCGCCCAGCTTGCGGCCGTGCTGCGCCTCCCAGGCCGCCACACGCTCGGCGGCCGCAGCCGCGATGGGATCAAGCCGGGCAAGCTCGGCCTGTTGCTCGGCGACCGTGCGGGGACGCTCCGCCGGAGCCATCGACGCCGGGATCAACGGGAGAAGATGCGGCGCGTATTTTTTCGTGCGCGTCCGCAGCATCGACAGCAGGCTGTCCGCGAGCGGGCCGGCCGGCACCGTCGCCAATAATTCCAGCGAGTGCCGCATGTCCGCCTCGGTAAGCTGCTCGCCCTCCGTCTTGAGCGCAGCGACGTAATCATGGTCGGCCGGGACGTCCCAGCCGCGCCTGACCGCGATCATGGCGAGTTCATTGTCATTATTGATCAGCCACTGGAAGACGTTCGGATTGTACCGGCGCTGGATGTCCAGCGCGACGGTCAGCCGCCGATCGAACCCGAAGCCGTGCGTCGGTGGTGCGCGCAGCGGATCGATCTTACCGTCTTTCATCTCGTCCGTGCGCGGAAAGCCCACGGCCCGGCGCTCTCGAAAAACCTTAATTTGCATCCGATCGTCCGCCGTCAGGGTGTCATCGCCGGGATCTGGCTCGGCGCCCACGGATGGCAGCGCCAGGAGGGTTTTCGGCCGCTCGCGCTGCCACGCCTGCAACCGCGCCCAGATGTCGGCATAGGTCATGAACTTGATCCGGCGCGCGCAAAATTCGAGGCTCTCGGCCGTGAACAGGTCGATCGGCACCTTGGCGATCAGCATGTCGGCGATCAGATCGATTTTCGCCGCCATATCCGTGATCTCAAGATTTTTCTGCGTCAGCGACGATAGCTGCATCAGCCACTCGCGGACATGCTTGCGCGGATCAAGCGGATCAATCGGCATTGCCTGCGGCCCCTGAATTGAATGCTGAATAATCAGTGACAAGCCCGTCGCGGAATTGTTGGCGTCTATCCGGGGCGAGCAGGCCCGCATTGTAGGACAGCGCGACGGCGGGATCTTTGAATTTTAGCGCCGGATCGACGCGACATCGGATCGCGTTGACGATCCACGGGACCGGGTCAAGTGGGCGTTCCTCCTCGCACGCCCGCATTGACGCAAGCACGGCGCCCGCATCGTGATTGGCATGATCCTTGAGGAATTTGGCGATCAGCGACCCCGCTGCCCGAGGCGGATGCCCCGTGAGCCTGCGTAGGATCAACTTACCCTCGTCAAAACAAAGCTTGCGGATATCGACGAGCGGCGACGGCGGCTCGGCCGCTGTCACTGAGCGTAGCTCAGTGGCTACTTGCTTACTTGGAGACTCTTGAAGGAAGGACTCTTGTCCAGAATCTGGACATCGATTGTCCATAAAGATGGACAACTGGGCGGGCTGTAAATCAGCCGGATTGTCCTGTTGTGCTGAAAGCTGGACATCTTGCTGTTGTGCGGAAACATGGACAACTGGGATTTCCGCCATTTTCTCCCCTTCATAGATGCTCCCGTCCGGGTCAAGGATGGTGTAGCGGCTGGTATCGCCGAAGCGGCGCTTGACCGCGATCAGCCCGAGCTTGACTAATTCGGCGATGCCGTCGGCGATCGTCTGACGGCTTTTGAGGCCCAGGTCGTTGCTGATATCTTTGCCGCTTGGCCATGTGACGCGCGCGCCGTTCGCTCGGCCGACGAAATAGACATAGAGGCGGTTGGCGGTCTGCGATAATCCGGGCGTCGTCAGCGCCGCCATCATGGCCCGGCCGGACATCAGCGCGTCCTCCGCACTGCCTCCTGACGCTTGCGGATGCGGAACCCGTTAAAAATCGCACACGCCTGATGAATTTTTGGGGAAAACTCTTGCCGGATCGATGAACGATGCTTATGAATTGTCATGGCGATGGCCCTTCCTGGGGTTATTGTCACGGCGATTTCCTACGCTTTGGATGTCGGCGGCGTCCTTTCTCGGGACGGTTGATACGCCCCTGCAAGGGCGTCGGATTGTTGTCAGCGATGTCGGCGTTATGGTTCCTTTCGGACGGCGGGCAGAGTGCAAAACTGCCCGCCGTTGCTATTTTAAGGCCATGTCAACGCCCCCCGAAAACGATGATCGGCCCCCCGGCCGCGCCCGCAAAGGATGCCCCCCGGCCCCCCCTACCCGCAAGCGTTGAGTTATCCACAGGCGATTTACACTCCTTTGTTGCAGCCCCGACCGGGCGCTATAACTGTCCGGCACACCACACTGTCGGGGACCGGTTCACATGGAATACCTGCGCGGAGCCGGGGCGTGACCGGCGGGTTCCCGGCCGAGGACATGACCGGCCGCAGGTTCGGCATGCTGACCGTCGTCGGCCGCGTCGTCGTCAAGGGCAGGACCCGATGGCGCTGCATCTGCACCTGCGGCGGCGAGCGCATCACGAGCAAGAACGCGCTCACGCACAGCCACCATCCGTCATGCGGCTGCCTGGGCGAGGCGCACCGCAAGGCCGCCGTGGCGCGCGGCTATAGCGGCATCAGTCAGGGCCACCAGGGCAGCGTTCCGCCCGGCATGCTGATGCCGGATTTCGACGATGAGTAAGGCCCAGGCCATCCCGCGCTCGATCGCCCGCTCGATGACCGGGATCGAATGGACCGACTTTACCGGCAATCCATGGATCGGATGCACCGAGGTGCCGGCCAGCAGCGGCGGCCGCTCCGGCTGCACGATCTGCTACGCCAAGACATTTGCGGGCCGACGTCTCGGCATCCCGTGGGGACCGGGCTCGCCGCGCCAGCGCTGCGCCGGCTTCGCCAACCGCATGCACCGGCTCGACCGGCTGGCCGCGCGCACCGGTTTTCCGTTCTCCGTCTTCTCCCTCAGTCTTGGCGACTGGCTCGATCCCGAGATCGCGCCGTCCTGGCGCGCGGAGATGATCGACGTCGTCGAGGCCTGCCCGCACCTGACATGGCTCCTGCTGACGCACCGCGCCCATCTCGCGCGGCGCCTGCTGCCCGGCGCATGGTGCGCCCGGCCTCCGGCCAATGTCTGGGCCGGGGTCACGGTCGACCATCCCGCGCACGCCCATCGCTGGCGCCCGCACGCCGAGTTCTGGGGGCACACCGGCCGCGCCTGGGTCTCCGCCGAGCCGCTCGCCGCCTCCCTGGGGGGTGTAGAGTTTCCCGGCGCGATTTGCGTCATCATCGGCGGCGCCAGCGGCACTGGTGACCCGTCCTGGGAATTCGACCCGGCCTGGGCGCGCGAGGCGCTCGACCGCTACGGCGAGGAGCGCGTGTTCTTCAAACAGTTCGGCGATTTCCGCGACGGCCGGCGGGTCGGCAAGAAAGCCGCCGGGCGCGATCTCGACGGCCGGCTCCTCGACCGCACGCCCTGGCCGCGCCACCGGGAATTGTTGCGCGAGGCCGCCGCGTCATGACACGGGCCGCCGGCAGCGGATGGATGCTGGTCGTCGTCCTCGGGCTCATCATCCTCGGCGTTTTCGTGGCCATCGGGATCAGCCGCGATCACGCGGTCGCGCAGCGCGCCGAGCGCGCCCGCTGGGTGGCGCAACACTGCGCCGAGGCGGGCTTTACCCCACCGCAATGCGCACTCCTGTTCGCGCTGGACGAGCGCGCCCAGACCGCCAAGGAAAACGACGAGGCTTATCAGTTGATCATCGACAGCGCGGCGACAGCACACTGATGCGCGCCGCGACCAGGGCCGATGCATGGCAGGCCGGATATGTTGCAGCCGTCAGGGATGCCGTTGCGGCGATCCGGCTGGCGACCGGCCCCGGCCTGCACCGCGAATTCCTGCTCGACACGCTGATGGCCGCCACCATCGGCGCCGGCCAGAGCCCGCCTATGGCATCTCAACCCCGGAAGCGGCGGCGAAAAACCGCGCCTGCGCCGCCAGATCAAGACCGTATTTTTGCTCGAACGTGAGCCGGCCCGAATTGTGGAGTTCCCCGTGGTGGCGCTGGCACAACGGCACGGCATCGAAATCGCTGGGCTTTAATCCCGTCCCGCTATTCGCCGCCGTCCTGACGTGGTGGGCCTGGGCGGTGGAATAGCAGCCCGCGACGAGGCACCGCTGCTGCCTGATCCAGGCGAGATGGGAAGCGGAACGAGATCGATCGCGCTGCATGCTAAAAATCACTTATTGCCCGCGCAAAAATACCGTGCATTGTAGCGGCGGGACGGGGGGCGCTTGCAACGCCCGCCCGCCCCTGACCACCCACCGCGTGGGAGCGCGATTGATGGCTATCCCTACGATATACCTCGGTTGGCGCTCCGCGCATTCACCTCGCGCACAGGAGCGTTATCATGCCCGCACCACGTAAGCCGTCGGTCCCCAAGAAAAAGGGCTCCGACGGCCCGCTGATCGACATCATACCGATGGAGACCGGCAAGTTGCAGTGCTTCGTGCTTGGCACGATGCCGCTGATCTTCAACGCCGTTTCGCTCAAGGCGCAGCAAGAACTCCTGTTCCCGTCGCCGCCGAAAAACGCCAACGAGCGCAAGACCACGCTCAAACACGAGCCGATGAGCGAATACCGCGCAAGCGTCTATCGCTTCCGCCAGCCCGACGCGCCGACACGTCTCTACATTCCTGCGACAGCGTTCAAATCCGCCATCGGCACCGCCGCGCTGCGCACCCCAGGCTCAACCAAGACCGAGATCGGCCAACTATGCTGGGTCACCGGCACAAGCCCCGATTTCGGCGCGGATAAAATTCCGGTCTGGGGCGTGCCCCAGATGCTGATGTCGGTCGTGCGCAACAGCGATCAGGCACGCACGCCCGACATCCGCACGCGGGCGATCCTGCCGCATTGGTGTTGCTCGTTCATGATCACCCACGTCATGCCGGGGCTGACGGCCAAGGTTCTGATCAATCTGCTCAGCGCCGCCGGGTTGATCGCTGGCATAGGTGATTTTCGTCAGGAAAAAGGAAAAGGCTCGTACGGGCAATTCGACCAAGTATTGCAGGCCGATCCGACGGCGGCACAGATCATCAAGGTCGGGGGCACCGCCGCGCAGGATGCGGCCCTGGACGAGCCAGCGTATTACGACATCGAAACCGAGACGCTGTATAACTGGTTCCTCGAAGAACTGGTCAAACGCGGCCCGGACGCGCCGAAGAAGCTGCCGCCGGAACTGATCCCGGAGGACGCTCCCAACGAATACGAAATCGATGGAGTCCGCTGATGGCATCGACGACTGATCTGCAAATACTCGACGAGATCGCCAACAGCAATGCGGGCGTTCTCACCCCGGATGCCGTCGTCGCGGCGGCGAAGGACAACCAGCATCCGTGGCATGATCGTTTTGATTGGGACGATCATTCGGCTGCGGACAAATGGCGGGTCAGTCAGGCCAGGGCGCTGATCGCCATGATCAGCGTCACCCGCATGACCGAAACCCGAGTTCTTACTTGTGTCGGTTATGTCCGGGATCAGGACGCGGCCCCCAGCGAGCAAGGCTACGTCGCGGTTGCCCGCCTGATGGATGACAAGCAGCGGGCGCGAGCGGCGTTGCTTGCCGAGGCCGAGCGCGTCGGCTCCATGGTCCGTCGCATGATGTCGATGGCGGCAATGCTGGATTACGATCATCTCGTCGCGCCGATGGTCAGATCGCTCGATGACTTTGTTCTCGCCGTGGCTGCGGAACAGGCGGGTCCGCCGCCGCCGCCGCCGCGCGGCCGATCGCCCGGTCGGCCCTCGGCGCGTCACTGATGCTTCGGACCGCGCCGGGACACCGGGGGTGGAAAACGCGGGGGATGTCGTGGACAGATGCGGCCGACGAGGGCTGGCGCGTCACGGCGCGGCTGGGCCAGGCATGGCATGGAGAGGCCAGTTCTGGCCTGTCGAGGCGGGACACGGCAGGCGGGACAAATCGAGGCCGACGCGATCAGGCGAGGCATGGCATGGCTTGTCCAGGCCTGGACTGTCGAGGCGGGGGAGGGCAGGCGAGTCGAGACAACGCCGACGCGGACAGGTTCGTCCGGGCAACGCGCGTCCTGTTCGGGCGCGGCGTGTTCCGGCTGGGCATGGCGTGGCCGACGAGGCGCGGTCGGGCACGGCTTGGCAGGGTCGGGCGGGGCCGACGCGGCTGGACGTGGCACGGCTTGGTTCGACGCGACACGGCTTGGCCGACGTGGTTCGGGGAGACCCGGCGTGGCAACGCTTGTCATGGCCGACGAGGCGGGGCGGGGCGTGTCTGGTTGCGGCAAGACAAGGCCCGTCATCGCTGATTTACGGACCGCGCCGGGACACCGGAGCACGCGGGGGATGTCGCGGAGAGGATGGCCGACATGGCGGAGCACGGCCGGTTGCGGCCCGGCTCGGACGGGTCCGGCGTGGCGCGGCATGGCGCGTCCTGGCGAGGCCGACTAGGCGAGTCTGGGCCGGGCGCACGAGGCGAGGCCCGGCGCGGCTTGGCGCGGCCGATGCGGTCCGTCAGGGTCCGGCATCGCTCGGTGGGCGCGGCCTCTTCCGGTTCGGCTGGGCCGGACTAGACCGGGCAAGGCAGCGCCAGTCGAGGCCGACGTGGCGCGGTGCGACCGGGCTCGGCGGGGCGGGGCTGGGCTTCGCCGACGTGGCTGGTATCGGAGCGCGCCGGGACACCGGGCACAACGCGCGGGATGTCGCGGAGAGGATTGGCCGACGCGGATCGGCTGGTATGTCAAGGCGCGGCGGGGCATGGCACCGATCGGCCAGTCTGGGCAGTGCGCGGCGGGGCTGGGCTGGGCCGGGCACGGCCGACATGTCATGGCGGGGCGACGCCGGTCCCGGCCTGGGGCGGACGGTCTGGCTCGGTGCGGCCGGGCGAGTTCTGGCGAGGCCGACTTGGCTGGGCGGGTCCAGTCTCGGTCTGGCCGGGCGGGTCGGGGGCTGGCATGGCACGGCGCGGCTGGGCCGACAGGGCTCGGCCCGGACGGCCGTGGATGTCCCGGCAGGCCTAGGCATGGCCGGTTGTGGCCGACACGGCGTGTCAGGGTGCGGCTTGTCCCGTAGGGCATCCCTCGTTCTGGCACGGCTCGGCTGATACGGAGCGCGCCCCGACAGGGGGCCAACGCGCGGGATGTCGCGGAAGACACGGCCGACAGGGCGGGACTAGACCCGGCGCGGCCAGCCTAGGCCGGGCAACGCGAGGCCGACGAGGCACGTCACGGCGCGGCGCGTCATGGCTTGGCCTGGACTGTTAAGGCCGACATGGTCCGGCCGGCCTAGGCTTGGCGAGTCACGGCTTGGAGCGGCCCGGCGTGGTGCGGCATGGCTCGGCGAGGCCGACGGGACTAGGCACGGCTGGTCCAGGCACGTCCTGGCCGGGCGGGGCAAGGTCTGGCGGGGCCGACGCGGACAGGCCCGGTGATGCACGTCCTGGCGCGTCAGGGCTCGGCAGGGCGCGGCAGGGTGCGTTATGGCCGACACGATGCAGGCGGGCGGGGAGCGATCCCCGTCCGTTGCTTTATCCTGCGAGCGATAATTGATTCGGATAGATGCCGGTTCGCACGGCGCGATACCAAAACCAGACGACGGCCGCATCGCCGGAATTATGGCTCGCCGGCCGGAGCCCTTGTCGTCGGCACCAGAGCATTACCGCTTTTTTCATCGCATCGGAGCTTCCGGCGCGGTTGAGGCCAATCACGGCGGCGCGCGCGATGTCGGCCGATACTTCCGTGACGGGCAGCGATTCCCGATAGGCGACCGCCAACGCGATCGCCCGCAATCCGAGTTGTTGGCGCGCGGACGCTTCGTTGTTCATCGCGAACACTGACAGCGGCGACTCCATCACGATGTATTCCGGCTCATGCGCGTTAAGCAGGAGAATGATCTCGTTCTCCAGGGCAGCAAGGCGCGCGCCCTCGCCACCCTCGAACGGCAGATAGATGTCGCCCATCACCGGCCGGTCGCCCCGGATGTCGCCGCAAGCCCACCCGGTTTGGCGGCTTAGATCGAATGTGAGCGCGATCACTCGGCGGCTTGCCCACCCTCGACGGTCTGACCGCGCAGCACGCGCGGCTTCTTGTCCCGCGCGCCCGCCGGCCGTCCGCGCTTCTTCTCGGCCGGCGCCTTGATCGCCCCCGCCCGCGTCGTCGATCGCGGCGGCATCGGCACCACCGTCCCGGCGGACGGAACCGGCGCATCGAAGTTGAGCCGGCCCACCACGCCGCGCTCCTTCGCCGTGGGCGGCTTCTCCTTGCTGTCCGTCTTGGCCGCCCGCGCGGGCTTGCTCCTGCTGGCGTCCGCCACCTTGGACTCCGGCCCGGCCTCGGCCTCGCGCATGCGGAATCCGTCCTGGCGATACCGTTCCCACGCCGCGTACATATCGCTGCCAGACGGATGCGGATTGCCGTCGGCCGACGCACCCTGTCGGCCCGACTTGTAGCCGGCGTCCTCGGCCGCGAACAGATGGTCGGCATAGCGCGCGCGCTCGCTGACACGCACGTCGAGAGTGTTTAGTTTTTCGAGCAGGATTTCGCCGCTGTCCGGGTAGCGCACCGCCTCGATGCGCACGCGGTCGATGAACCGCTGCCGACGCTCCTCCGGCGGCAGTTGCCCAAGCTGATGCGCCTCGATCAGCGCGTCGGTGGGCAGCCCGGATTTCTTGAGCCGCTTGATCAGGAGCCGGTGACGGCTGACCGCCTCATCCTTGTCCCGGATGCTGCGGGCGATCTCGTGCTGGGCCGAAATCAGGGCTTCGGGCGGCACGTTGTTCAGCGCGATGTCGGCCACCGGGGCGGCTCCCTAAAAAATGGAAGCCGTATCTAATCACGGGTTTCGCGCCGGGCAATGCGCGTATTTTAGCGGCTTGCCGAATATCGCCGCCGCGCGCAACAAATGTGATGCACACCACACGCATAAGGGACGATTCACATGGCAAAACGCAGCACATCGGCGCCCACCGCCGTCGTCGATACGCCGGAGCCCGGCATCTGGAAAATGCGGCTGTCCAAGGACGGCTGGCCGGACGTGCCCGTGCGGATCGAGCATGCGCCCGGCATCGGCTGGCGTGCCACCATCGACGGCGTGGCCGGCGAGATCGATCCCGATCCGCTGCGCGCCCCCGGCGTGCTGCGCATCTGGCACGGCCGCAAGACGCCGATCGGCGAGGCGGAATATCGCTTCCTGACCGAGACGCTGAAGGACTGGGCCGAGAAGTTCTATCCCGATCATCCGTTGCTCCATCCCGAGCAGCCGTACAGGGCGGGCGGTCTGCGGCCGATCCCGCTGTTCGCCGCGCCCAAGGCCGCAGCCCCTCCAGGCCCCGAGCCGCTGCCCGAGAACCGGCCCTCGGCGCCCAAGCCGCTCGATGCCAAACAGGTCGTGCAGTGGCTTAATTACGAATACGACCCGCTGACCAAAGCCATCCACGCCGATGTCGAACAATTATCCAAGGACGGGTTCGGCCCCGACGGCAAGCCCCTGGTGATCGACGACGAGGCGACGCTCGCCCGCGTCGGCGCCAACATCCAGATCGCCCGCGCCCATCTCAAACAGGCCGAGGATGCGCGCGTCCTGGCGAAGAAGCCGTACCTTGAGGGCGGCAAGACCGTCGATACGTGGTTCGGCCGCGCCAAGGACGCGCTGTTCGCCGCGATCAATCCCGTGCAGGCCGCGATGAACGATTGGGCCGCCCGCGAGGATGCCCGCAAGCGCCGCGAGGCCGCCCTTGAGGCAGCGCGGGCGCAGGAGGAGGCGGATCGGGCCGCGCGGGCAGCGGCGGCGGCCCTGGCCCGCGAGGAGGCCCAGAAAAAGGCCATGGATGAGGCCTACGGCGAGGGCGTCATCGCGCTGCCGCTGGCGCCGGCCACCACCGCGCTGCTCGATGAGGCCACCGATGCCGCGCAGGCCGCCCAGGCCGCCGAGGCGCTGGCGGTGGGCAGCAGTGCCGACCTGACCCGGACCCACACCGCGTACGGCGGCGTCATGTCCGGCCAGGAGACTTTTGATTTCGAGGTCGTCGATATCGCCAAAATCCCGCTGTCCTACCTGATGGTCAACGAGACGCTCCTGCGCGCCGACATCCGCGCGTTCGCGCGCGGCAACACCGAACTCGCCCGGAAAATGGCCGAGGAGCATCGCAGCCTGATTCCCGGCGTAAAAATCACCCGCACGGTAGGGATGCGCAACCGATGATCAGCGCGGCCCAGGCGGCCGTCGTCAAAGGGCTGCTCGCCCGTGGCGACAAGCAAAGCGACATCGGCGCGTATTTCGGCGAGAACATCGGACGGGTGGCCGAGATCAATACCGGGCAGAGGCACGCGGAGGTCGTCGCCGCGCCGGCCGAGGCGCTGCCGCTGGCCATCGAGATCGTCCCCTATGGGTTCATCATGACCGAGGCCCGCAACGCCATCCGTATCGCGATGATCGGCCTGCAATCGGCGCTGGCGCGGATCGACGGTATCGAGCAGCGTCTACAGCAGGCGGCCGACGACGAGCGCGCCGCCAAGCACCGCAGGAAAGGCAAGCGATGAGCACCGTCAATCTCGGCGATCTGCTCGCCAACTCCAATGAGATTCGCATCATGGCGAAGCTGCGATGGACCGAGGCAAAGATGCGTGGGGACGTCGACGGCGAGCGGCATTGGACGGAAGTATGGCTTCGCGCGTGCATCGCCATCGGCGGACTATCCCGCCTGCTCCCATCGAGAGGCAAACAATGATCGACATCCCGTTCCACCCACTGTCCAACCTGTTCCCGATGATGGCTGGCCCGGAGTTTGATGCCTTTGTTGAGGACGTCCGCCGTCATGGTATCCAGACGCCCGTGACGCTGTATCAAGGGCATATCCTCGACGGAAAGGTCAGATATAGAGCCGCCGAACTAGCCGGTGTCAGGCTGCCCACGACGATCTACACGGGCAGCAATCCGGCGGCGTTTGTGATCTCGCAGAACTTCCACCGTCGGCACCTCAACGAATCGCAACGGGCGATGATCGCCGCCCGCGTCGCCACGATGGGACGCGGGCGGCCGAGCGATAATCCGCACCACTGCGGAATTAGCGCGGGTCAGGCGGCTGTATCCCTGTACGTCGGCACGCGGTCGATCGAGAATGCCAGGGAGGTACTGAAAAACGGTGTGCCGGAAATCATCGCGCGCATCGACGCGGGGACGCTGCCGGTTTCGATAGCGGCTGGCGTCTCGCGGCTGCCGCCCGACATCCAGACGCGCATGTCTCAGGAACGCGAGGCCGTGCTCAAGGGCGCTGCCAAGGCGCATAGCCGGGCGACGCGCGAGGAGGATTTGGCCGACAGGATCGAGACCGAGACGGCGCGGCTTGGCGTGCAGCGATACGGCGTCATCTATATCGATCCGCCGTGGGAGTTCGAGGTCAGGAACGAGGCGACGGGCAGCGATCGGGCGGCATCCAATCACTATCCGACGATGCCCGACGACGAAATTATGGAGCTAGAAATACCGTCCGCCGAGAATTGCATGATGTTCTGTTGGGTGACGATCCCGAAGCTGCCGTCGGGCATCCTGTTCTTGGGTCATCACGAGTTCGTCTATAAATCCGCCTACTGCTGGCACAAGCCCGGACACGGCATGGGCAAGTGGTACATGGCCGACGCAATCGAGCTTCTCCTGATCGGCATGAAGGGATCGGTCCCGGCCCCCGCGCCGGGCGATCAGCCGCCCCAACTCAGGACGATCCCGCGCGGCCTGCACAGCGCCAAGCCGGAGGTATTCGCCCAGGCGATCGAGACGATGTTCCCCAACGTGCCGAAGCTTGAGATGTTTCATCGCGGCAACGGGAGAGCCGGGTGGGACACCTGGGGAGCCGAGGCCGAGACGCCCGTGAGCAACCGCTAAAATAGCGCGCGCGCAGCGTATCAATCGGCGCTATAATTGACGGGCACACCACACGCACAAGGGAATCACCGTGAGCGACAAACCGAAGACCCCGCCGCCGTCGGCGCCCGCGCTGCCGTCCGAGAATTTCCGTCCGATCTCGCAATGCCGCACGTTGGAGCAGCTATTCTCGTCCTCCGACTTCCGCGAGCGCATCGTCGCGTCCGTCCCCAGGCACATGACCGCCGATCGGATGTTGTCCGTGGCACTGCGCGCCCATAGCCGCGATCCGCTACTGTCGCAGGCGACGCCGCAGAGTTTTGCCGGCGCCTGCCTGACGGCCACCAACATCGGCCTAGAGCCGAACAGCGCGCTCAACGAGGCCTACCTGATCCCGTTCAAGCGGACGATCCGCGAGCGCGGCAAGGAGGACCGCGTCATCGTCGAGATTCAGGTCATTTTCGGATATTCCGGGCTGCTCAAATTGGTCGACAATACCGGCCGCGTGCTGACCCATTCGGCCAACGTCGTCTACTCCGACAGCGATATTTTTGACTGGGAAGAGGGCACGAATACCTTCCTCCGGTTCAAGCGTGGCGGCCGGCGGCCGCGCACCGATCAGGACAAGGCGACCTACGCCTATTTCCACGCAACGATCGTGGGCGGCGGACAGAGCATCGAGGTTTGGCCGTACGGCGAGGTTATGAAAATCCGCAACGGCAGCCAAGCTTTCAGGCGGGCTGTCGCCGCCCGCGACGAGGCAGCGGCCGCCGGCCGACGCGAGCCGCTTGCCTACAGGGCCGCTCCCTGGGTGGCGTTCGAGGAGCCGATGGCCAGAAAAACCATGATCCGCGCCGGGACAAAGTATCTGCCGAAATCCGCCGAACTCGCCACCGCAATCCACCTCGATGAACTGACGGACAAACGCAGCATCGATTATTCGCGCGTCATCGACATGGCGGGCAACCCGGACGAGCCGAATTATTCGCAGTCGGCCATCATCCTGGGCGATCAGTCCGAGGACGAGGAATGGGCACCGCGCGAGGACGACAGGCAGCCCCAGCAGGCCGATGCGCCGCGCGGGGACGCGCCACAAGGCGATCAGCGCACGCCCGCGACAGGCCGCGCCGGGCATGTCGATACCCGCCCCACCGTCGTGCCGATCCGCACGGCGCAGCCGGCCGAGCCCAGGACGGCGACGCCGCCCGCGTCCCCAAGCTCGCCCAGCTTTGAGCATTATTTGATCGACGATACCGGCGACTACGATGCCGACGCCGCGCCCTACGTCGATCCCGTCGTGTTCGCCAACGCCTTCGTCGAGATGTTTCGCCGCGCCGCCGATCGCACGACGCTGTGCGAGAACAACGAACAGGCTCTGGAAGAGGCGCGTGGGTTTCCCATCGCCGATCAGATCCTGTCCGTCATCGACGCGGCGACCGAAGTGCCGTTGACACACGCCCCGATTCCCGTGCTGCACAAGCGTGACGGCCGGCCCGACTGGGTCGGCTTCACGGCCACGTTCCGCAGCGCGGTCAGCGGCAGCAGGGGCGAGCTATCGGACTGGCTCGATATGCAGCGCCCGGCGCTGGAGCAGGCCCCGCCCGCCCAGCGCCTGCTACTGATCAAAGCCGTCCGGGAGCGGGCGGCGCAGCTACGCCAGCCGATACCGGGATGGATCACCGAACTCGCGACGGCGAGGCCGCCGCCCCAGGCCGTCCGGGGCCCGGCCGCGCCCGCGCAGGATGCCCCCCAGGCCAGCCCACAGGACGCGCCACAAGGCGCGGCCGCCCAGCCCGCAGCAGATGCCCCGCCCGCCAAGGGCGCCCCCCTGACGGACGCCCAGACCGTCGCCGCGATCATCCGCAATCTCGACATGCTGAGCACGCTGGCCGAGTTCGCCGAGTACGCGACGAGCACGGCGGTCAAGACGCAGATGCTCCGGCTCAAGCGCGAGGCCCCGGCCGAATTCGAGCGCGCCGACAATGCCTTCGCCCATCGCCGGACCCAGATCGCGGGACCGCCGCCGCGTGACGGGGAGCAAGGCTGATGCGGACCCTGTACGTCGATACGGCCACCAATCGCCCCTGGGATTGGGGCAAGGGCGCCCAGCCGGGCGATCAGCCGCATCTGCTCCGCCTCGCCGCCTGCTTCGATGACGGGGCGCCCGAGATGGCCGATCGCGGCATGATGTTCTGCACGCTCGTGACGCTGCCGGCGGGCGAGCGGATCACCGCCGCTGCGGCGATGCAGCACGGCATCATCGAGACCGAGTACGGCGAGCACGTCCCGATCAGCGCGGCCGACGCCATGGCCCGGTTCATCGGCCTATGCGTGCGCGCCGACGTTCTCGTGGCCCATAGCGCCGCCTATCATCGCCGGGTGCTGCAGCGCACCGCCGAACGCTGCGGGCTGCCGTTCTCGATGCCGGATACCTATTGCACGATGACCAACGCCACCAGCGTCGTGCAGGCCGGGAACCTGCAGGGCAACGGGCGCTGGAAATGGCCGACGATCGGCGAGGCGTATCAGCATTTCGCGGGCGATCCGCTCGTGCGCCCGGTCGATCCCGTGCGCGCCGGGCTGCAACAGTTACACGCCGTCAGGACGATCTATCTCGGCCTGCACGCCGCGCCCGTTCCTTCCGTATAGGAGACATTCGCGTTCCGGGAACAACGACCCCGCATAGCTAAAATTGCCCGCTGCGCCGCGATCCGCGCTATACCGTCTGTGTTGATCAGCGCCACTCCCGGCGCGCACACGAGGAGCAATCCCGAATGTCTACCTATCACGTCATTACACGGGGCAACGGCCCTACCAACTTCGTCCATTACTATCTGCGCGGCACGATCTGGACGAGCGAGATCGAGCGCGCCAACACGTATGCGACGATCGAGGCGGCCCAGGCGGCAATCGCGAAGTCCAAGCAATTCAATCCGCGTGCGGCCAAGTCAGCGCGGATCGTCGAGATCGCGAATGAGGGGATGGGCGCATGACACCTTACGAACAATTCGTTGCTCGCCACGGCGGCGGACCCGCTTTCCGCGAGCCGGGCGTTTCCCGCCCCTCCTACGAAACCACCGCCTGCTTCTCGACGTGCGCCGAGGGCATCCGCCTCCAGCGTGTCCGCGACGAGGCGTTCCGCGCCTATCATCGCGCCATCGCCTGCGAGCGCGCCGAGCTTCTGGCCCGCTACGAGATCGCGGTCATTCATTACGATGCCGCCCGCCGCGCGTGGCTCCGCTGGGGGGCTCGCGCATGACCCGCCCCGAGGCTCTGGCCGCAATGGAGACTTCGACGCGAGTCGAGGCGGGCACGCCCGGCAAGGACGATTACGATATCGGTATCGTGCATTCCGTTGGGGATGGTTGGGCACTTGTCGGATGGGAGAGCGGGCAAAGAGAGCGTTGTCTGCTCCGCGATCTGCGTCCTTACCAAGGGAAGGGCGCATGACGGATCGCGCCTGCGGCGGCTGCTCGCTGTGCTGCAAGCTGCTGCCGGTGGCCAGCCTGGGCAAGCCGGACAATACGCGCTGTCGGTATCAGCGCCATTCCGTCGGCTGCACTGTCCACGCCCACCTCGCCACGGTGGCGCCGGATTGTCTCGTGTGGAACTGCCGATGGCTGGGCGACCCCGCGACCGCCGGTCTTTCCCGCCCGGATCGCTCTCACCTTGTGATCGACATCATGCCGGATTTCATCACAGTCCGTCCCGATGACGGTTCGCCGCCGACCGACGTGCCGGTGATCCAAGTCTGGTGCGATCCGGCATTCCCTGACGCGCATCGCGAGCCCGGATTCCGCGCCTATCTCGACCGCGAGGCGCGGGTCAACGGGATGGCCGCGATCATCCGGTTTTCCGCGCGCGAGGCCCTTGTCTTGGTGGCGCCCTCGCTGGCGAGCGACGGGCAATGGCACGAGATGACATCCGGGCTGGTCGTCGTGCCGAACTCAATCGAGCGGATGGAAAAATCATGGGGAGCCGGCATGACGATCAACCTCGCGCCATGACGCCGCAGCCGCGTCCGCGCGAGAGGGAGCCGGGCTGATGGGGATGCATGCCGCCTCCTTGCGGGCAATGGGCAGACGGCCCGCAAGAGGACATCCGACGACGCCGCAACGCGGCGAGCGTCGCTATGACTGCGCCGGCATGCTGACTCTCCTGGCGGCGGCGGACGGCTATGTGATGGTCCGCCGGCCGCGCCGCAAACCGTTCGTGCTGGACCTGAAGGATTGGCGGATGCTGCGCGAGAGCACGGTGGCGGCCGACGATCGCACCGCCCCGCGCGCCATGTTCTACGGAGTCCTGCCATGAACAAAATCCGCCTCGGCGACGCCACGATCGAGTGCGGCGCATGAACGGCGCGATCCGGCAGCCGCCCCAATCCGACGATAAGGAGCGCCCGTGAGCGACGATATTTTCACCGTGACCTGGGTGGATGGCGGCCTGGAACCGCAATGCCGCCCGAACCCGAATTTCCCGCAGGGGATCGATGTGTTCGCCACGCGCGGGTCGACCCGGAACTGCCGGGTCAGTCTGCCGTATCCCGCGCGCCGGATCGGCCATTATGAGATCGCGTGCCGGCGCTGCGGCACGCGCGTTCTGATCACCACCGCCGGACGTGCCGACGATCCGCGATCCGTGACGGTGCCGTGCAAGACCGGACGCCCAGGAGTAAACGCATGATCTTGTACGGCATCGATCCGCAGATCGCCTTCGCCCTGGCCAATCCGGTCTTTGACCCGATGACGGAGATCGTGGCCGGGCATTTCTGGCTGGTCGCCGACGATATGTCCGCCGGACTGACGGTGAATCTCGGCCTCGAATGAATGGTCTACGCCGGGGGCCGTCCGCTATGGCAATTGTCTCTCGCCATCCGGCGGCACGGCAGCCCGGTCCCGGTGCTCCGTTGGAGCCCGACGATGCATCGAAACATAGAACACGTGCGCGACCGCGTCCTGCGCGGCGCGGGAACGGAGGAAGCCGTGATCGAAACGACTGATGCGCCGCTGGTGGCGTCGCGGCAATGGAGAAAGCCGTTGCGCCTCGACGAGATCAACCGGCTGGCGCCAACGCGAGAGGTCCGGCTGCGGCCGGGGAGGGCCTGACATGGACATAACGGCACCGGGATACTGGATGAACGAAAGCCCTGGCGTGCTGCGCCCTGCGATCACCGCCTATCTCCACGGCGGCGAAATGACGCTGCTGCACATCGCCGCCATGCGCGCGTATCTGCGGCAATGGATGGCCGGCCCGTTGCAGGGCCCGGAGATCGCCGCGCTGCGCGACGGGATCGACAGGCTGCAGAACCGCGCGGCCATCGAGGCGTGGCTCGACCGCGCGCTGGAGGCCGGGATCGACCCGCTGTGACCGAAGATGAGGAAGCGATCGAAGCATTTCGTAAGCTGTTGGAGGTCGCGCTGATGGAGGCGCTGTGCGGCAAGCCGGTGAGCGACGAGGCGATCGCGCGCAGCGAGGAGATCGTGCGGTCGCGCGTGACGATCCTCGATGAACTCCTTCCTGATCCCGACGGAGACATGTGATGGATGACAAGCCGGATGCCGGGCTGCCCACGCTGACGGTGATCGGGCCGGACGGGCACAGTATGACGCTCGAACCGGTCGCGGTGCCGGACAGCGACATGCCCGACGTTCAGCGCGACGACAGGTTGCGCGAAGCCAAGGAGAAGGTGGTCGATGCCGCGTGCCACCTGAGCGACCTCGCCGCCGAGTTCGACGGCGATCTGACCTTCTGCGCCGAATGCATCGACGCCCTATGGAACGCGGTGGACGCGCTACAGCGCGTGCGGAGTCAAGCCGACTCCACGACGTGATAGCGGTCGCCGTCGTCCACCCATTGGCCCTGGCCGTCCTTGAACCGGATGGTGCGCTCGCCGACCGGCTTGCCGATCCACTGATCGATGACCCTGATGCCGCTCTCGTCCTGCGACAGATAGACGGCGATATGGCTACGGCCGGAGGTGTCGTTCTCGTAGCGGCCGGTCTCGGGGTGGAAGGTGCCGATCACGGTTCCGCGTGGAATACCGGCGCCACGCACCTTTGCGCCCCGGCGCAGCGTCGAGGAGTGGGGGACGGCGGCGACGACCTGAACGTGACGCATGCAATGGCCGTTATCCACCACCGTGCCGGCATGATGATGCGGATCGGGCGCGATAAATGACATCGTTCGTGTCCTTGGTTAGGAGGTGGTGCGATGGTGGTTGTCGGTAATTCCAATGCCGGCGACGGCGTGAGGATCGCCTATGGCGGGATATTGGTCTTCGCATCGCTGAGCGACGTGCGCGACGCCGAGACGGCGCTGCTCGGATACAATGATGTGGTGCGCAAGCGCATTCTTCTTTCGGTCAAGAGATTGTTAAAAGCGAGATTGCCTCGGGTGATGGACGGCTCGGCATCGCTGAACGACTCATCGGAGTTTGCCGATCAAGTGGTGACATGGTTCGCGGGCAGGGTGATCGATGGACGTGCCAGCATCGACGCATGATCACCTACCTCGGCAGACCGACCCGCGCGCAGACCAGCAGATCGAATATGATGTAGATCACGAAGATCGCGACGACAGCCCAGATGATCACGTTGACGATCTGCATCAGCGACGGGCTGAACGGCGCGACCACCATCGGCAGCAGGATGCGCAGGATCGCGATGATAGCGCAGACGATGACCAGCGCGATCAATGCCTGTTCGAGGAATCCAATGCTGAAGCATCCGAACATGCTGATCTCCTTCAAGAGCCGGCGGAAGCTTCCAGCGCCGCGACGCGCGCGTGCAACGTCTTGATCGCATTGACGAGCGCATAGTTCAGCGCGTTGGTGTTCATCGTCCGCAGATCGTCCACGTGCGCGCCGTCGATGTAGGCCGCGATCGTGTCGACCATCTCCGGCATGACGCCCTCGGTGTCCTGGGCGACGAGACCGATGAACTCGATGCCGTCGGCCGCCGCCTGGGCGTGAGGCGACACGCCAGACAGGCCCTGGGCCTGCTCGGGCGGTTGGGTGGTCCAGTTGCCGCGCAGGCTGTAGCGGACGGGATTGAGCGCCAGGATGGCCTCTAGGCCCTGATCGTAGGAGCCCTGGACGGTCTTGATGCGCGCGTCCGACGCAGTGCCCCACGGGCCGCCGCCGGGCTGATAACTCAGCCCGCTGATGGTCAGATCGCCGGGCTGATTGAGCGCCGCCGTCTGGCGCGATACGCTGATGGACGCCCCGAGGAAACTCCCGTTGTCGGCGTAGCGGTACAGCGTCATGTCGGACCCGGCATTGCCCGTGCTCTCGGCGCCGACCGCGAAGGAGAGATTCCACCGGTTGAGGCCATTGATGAGGGCATAGATCGCGGTGGGCTGGCCGCCGGGATTGTTGAGCGTGAGCGTCGGGGAGGCCGAGGCGATGGTGAGGTTGCCTTGAAGATTGCCGCCGGTGATCGGGAGGTAATTCCCAGCCGTGCCCTGCATCTGTCGCAGCGTGACCGCGTCAAGCTGGCCGACAGCGTCGCCGCCGAGCGTGACCACGCCGTCGAACAGGACCGCGCCGGTGCGCGCGATCGTCATCGGGGTGCCGAGATAGTTTCCGGCGTTGTCGAACGATTGGAATCGCATCGCATTGCCGGTGTTGCCAGTGCCCTCGGCGATGCCGTCCGTGCCGAACGTCCACCGGGCTTGGCTGAGATCGAAGGTGGGGAATCCGATGGAAACCGGATTGGCGGGCTGCGCGGCCAGAGAGAGGAGAATCCCGCCGGAGCCGTGGGTGATCCTGAGATCGCTCTCGGTGATGGTGTTGTGACCCTGATTGCCGGCGATCGTGAGCGCGCCGTTGATCGTCAGGTCGTAATAATATCCGGCGGTATCGTAGGCGAGGAGCGTCGAGCCCGCCTCCTGCAGGGGTTGGGCGCCCATATTGGCCGAGGGATAGGCCAGGATGCGGCCGCTGCCGCCATAGGCGTAGCCCGAGGGCGTGCCGCGCGAGACCGCGATGCCGGTGGCCTGGATGACGAGATTCTGGCCCGACGCGCAGCCGGACAAGTTCGAGCCGTCGAAGACGAGCCCATAGACGCCCGAGCCGCCCACGGTCTGGGTGCCTGCGGCAATGAAGTCGTTGTTGTCGGCGTAGCCGAACACGATGCCGGCGCCGGCCGGGGTATAGACGATGCCGCCGGTGCGGACGCCCTGATTGCCGGAGACATTGCCCACGGCAAGCTGCGGCCAGCTTGTCGCTCCCTGGGGATAGTAGCCGGTCGGAATGAGGTCCGGGGTCAGCCCGTGGTAGTGCACGCCGATGGGCGCGAACGCCACCGTCCGGGCCGCCGTGGCATCGGCGACGGAGACCGGCGTGGTGAACGTGAGCGCGGCCGCCGCGACCCCGCCCGGCGCGATGACATAGGGGTTGGACCCGACCTGAACGCGCATGCCGGCGACAAAGCCCGCAGCCGTGCCGGAGGCGACCGCGACCGTGGCCGCCGGAGCGGACAGGGTAGTCGAGACGGTGGTCGTGACGCCGTAGCGGTTGATCGAGCAGTCGAGGGCCTCGATGAAGTTGTTTTGGCTATCGTTGATCTCGGGCGTCTGCGCCGATGTCGGGGCGGGTGCCAGCCAGACCGTGGTGAACAGGACGCCGGTGTGATTGGCCTCGAGTACGAGGACGTTGAATCTGCTCTCGCGCACGCTCTGGATGACGAGCCCGAACGCCGCCGTGCCCTGGCAATCGAGGATGAGCGTGGTGTTCTGGTTCCATGTCGGCACGCCGGACGGCGGCGACGTCTGGGTCGGGCCGATGATCATCATCGTACCGCCGACCGGGCCGATCCATTTCAGCTTGGTGGCGCCGTTGGCGATCGGCTGGGTGACCAGAAACGACGGCCCGATGCCATCGGAAATGAAGTGGACGTTGGAGGTATCGTTGACGATGGTTCGGCTGAGCAGGCCGACCTTGCCGGACGGAAACACCACCTTGCCGCCGCCGGCCGCCTCGGCTGCGGCCTGGGCCGCCAGGATCGCCTGGGTGTCGTCGTGCACGTCGTCGAAGAACGCGCCGTAGGTCATGACGTAGAAGTCGCCGAACTGCCCAGCGGTGGCGTTGTCGACGTACTGCCGGGTTGCGGCATCGAGGCCGGAGACGGGGTCGGCCGCGAGCGTGACCGTCCCGCCGAACGTGGCGGTGCCCCTGACGGTGAGCGTATCGGGGCTGCATGGGCCGCCGTTGATCGCCGGGGTGGCGAAAATGCCGCCCGAGGATTGCAGGTTGGTAGCAAAGCCGCCGACGGCATCGATCTTCTCGGTGAATGACTGGTTCCACTCCGTCGGGGACGGGATCTGACCCTGGTACCATCCGGGATTCGAATTGGTCTCTGACATGGCGGCCTCCTACGGCTGCGCCACCGTCTGCGGCGTGATCGGGGCCGGCAGTCCGTTCTCGTTGGCGATGATCTCGAGCACCCGGACGATCTTGAGAAACTGCGGCATCTCCGCGCCCTTGAGATCGGCGCGGGACAGGAACGCCAGCGTGATGCGGGCGATCTCGGGAGTGACAAGCTGGTCCATGGTGGTCTCCTTCATCTGTGGGATTCTAGCACCGCCAGCCGCGCGCTCATCTGTTCCAGTTCCACGGCGACATCGCGGAACGCATTGATCATCGCATAGAGCAGCGGTTGCTCATTGACACTTAGCTGGCCGTCGAGGCGCAGCTTGGTCGGCGCCTCGTCTCGCGTCGGATCGGGTGGCGGCTCCGGCGTGGCGTGGACACACTCGGGGATGTGCTTTTGCGCGTCCTGCGCAATGACGCCCCAGCGCGTCGTGCCGTCGTCCGTCGTGCCGCCGAGTCCGTTGTGCTCGTAGCTGACCGGTTCGAGCTTGATGAGGTCCGCGAGCCCGCGCCGGAAGGGCGCCACCGCGCGTTTGGTGCGCGCGTCGGAGACGTTCGCGGCGCTGACGTTGCCGGGCACGTAGAGGTTGCCGACGGCGTCGATCTGAAACATGCCCGCGCCGCCGCCATTGAAGAAGACGAACGCGCCGCTGGAATTGGACCAGAGGATTTTCCATCCGTCGCTGCGGAATTGCCAATATTTGTTGGCGGTGTCGGCCGTGAGAAAGCAGTCTCCGACCGCGTTTGCCCCGATATAGACGGCGGCACCAACGGAGGTATTGCCGCCCGTATTAAGGCCGCCATTGATGGTCGCGCTGCCATTGATCTGCATGCTGCCGGTCGAATACAGCCAATTGCCCTGGACGGTGCCGCTCGCGTAGAGCCCGGCGCGGGCGGTGGCGTTGCCGCCGTTGTCGATGGTGAAATTGACCGTGCCGTTCTCGACGAACCTCCACGCTCCGTCGGAACCGCGCTGGAGATAGTAGTTCGCGGCGACCTGAAACAAGCCGCCGGATGCATAGACAGCCTGACACCAGACATTGCCGCCCACCGACACGTCTCCGCCCGCCGACAGGGCTCCGTCCGCCCTGACGGTGCCCGTCGAGTGCAGATAGGCCCCCGCCACGTTGCCGTTCGCATGGAAATTGCCGCCGTCGTCTAAGTTCGCAACGACCGCGTTATAGGCGTTATTGACGAATTCCATTCCCCATGGCGAGGCCGCGTTCGCCCGCAGATACATGCTGACGCCGTTGCCGTTTTGCTCCAGCCTGATATTGCCGCCGTTGTTGACCCAGAGCGCGCTGACGCTGCCCGATGTGGTCTGGAAGGTCGGACAGCCCGCGTTGCCGGCCGGGTCGATGGAGAAGGTGGTCGTGCCGTTCTCGACAAACCGCCAGACCCCGTCGCCGGAGTAGCGTTGCAGATAATAAGCGCCTGCATTGGTGGCGTAAAACGTGCCGTTATTGCTCTTCAGATCGGTATCCGCTGCCACCTCGCCCGTCGAGTGCAGCCACGCCGTCGTGACGCTGCCGCTGACGATCGCGTTGCTGTCGATCTGCAACGCCCCGGTCGAATGCAGGAAGGTGCCCGTGACGCTCCCCTCTGCGGTCACGGCGCCGCCCGGAGTGATCGAGAAGGTGGTCGTGCCGTTCTCGACGAACCGCCACCATCCGTCCGACGTGGAGCGCTGGAGGTAATAGCCGCTGCCCGAGGTGTTGGCGTAGAACGTGCCGCTGTCGGAGAGCACGCCGCCCGTTGAATGGAGATAGGCCGCCGTCGCGGTGGCTGGAACGCTGATGCTGCCGGAGAAATTCGCGACGGCGGCGGTGAGGTCGAGAAACTCGGCACCTCCGACAAGGCCGATCTGCGCGTTGCCCGGTGGCGCTCCCTGAAAATAGGTCTGCTTGGCGCCGAGCACGGCGGTGCCGTAGCCGCTGGCCGCATCGATGTTGAGATTGCCCGAAAGGGTCCCGCCGATCAGCGGCAAGACCTGTCCCCATGTGGCCTGATGACGGCCGTAATAATTGGCGTCGGACGGCGCGTCCGTTCCCGCGCCACCGATCGATGCCCATTTGGTGCCGTCCCAGCGCCAGCCGTTTCCGAAGACGTCGCCGACGGCGGGAGAGCCCGGGAAGTCGAGCATGTCAGCGCTCCGTCCTGTCGTGGCGATATAGCACGGCCTGTGCGGTGGCGGTCATCGTGCCTCCACCGCCGCGAGGCGCGCGGCGAGTTGCTG